CTTTCAACAAAAGCAGTAAATGTTTACTTGAACAGTGAACAGTTGTTGCATGAAAGAGATTACACATTTACTGATAGTTTTGTTTATGTAACACTTGATTTACAAGACGGTGACTTAATCGAAGTTTATGAATACGAATCAACCAACGGGTTGCATATTCCTCCTACGCCAACAAAAATAGGATTGTATCCTAAGTATCATCCTGTTATCATTGAAGATAATACTTATGCAACTCCAAGACGAATGATACAGGGTCACGATGGCAGTCTTACTCTAGCATTTGATGATTATAGAGACGAACTTATTCTTGAACTTGAATATAGAATCTTTAATAATATTAAAACACAGTACAATACTGATTTAGTAGATATCAACGACTTTGTTCCTAGTATTAGTAGATCAACAGGATTTTCTATCACAGATATAAATCGTGCAATGACAGCAGATTTTTCTCAATGGCTTGACATCGCTGGAAATCCAAACTTTGCAGAACACAACTTTTGGAACAACGAGAATTCGTTTACTTTTAACTATTCTAGAACCACAGACAAAGACAGCAACCCGTTAACTGGTTACTGGAGAAGTATCTACAAGTTCTATTATGACACAGATAGACCGCACACCAATCCGTGGGAAATGATTGGTTTTACAATTAAACCAACTTGGTGGGAATCAGTGTACGGCGCTGCACCGTACACCAAGGACAATCTTGTTCTCTGGAGAGACCTGTCACAGGGTATTGTTAGAGAGCCCGGTAAAGCAGTTATTAGAAATAAAAAATACCAAAGACTGGATCTATTAACTTATATTCCAGTAGACGAGTACGGTCGTTTACTAAGCCCATTAGAAAGCAACATTGCAAAGAACTTTATTCTAACAGAATCAAAGAACGTCTTTACATTTGGAGATCAAGCACCAGTTGAAACAGCATGGAGACGTAGCAGCGAATATCCGTTTAGTTTATTAACTGCATGGATACTGCTACAACCATCAAAGATAATTGGACTTGGTTACGATTATAGCAGAACAGAACGTGACCTTGCAGGTAACATTATCTACAAAGATACACAAAAGAGAATTGCACTTTCTGATTTAGTATTTCCTGCTATATCGTTAAACGACACGTTAAATCTAACATCTGGACTAGTTAATTATGTTAGTAACTATATGGCAAGTAGAGTTGCTATTAGATACACAGACTATAAAGAACAATTAACCAATCTAACAAATCAACTGGCAATTAAACTAGGCGGATTCACAGACAAGTCAAAACTAAAACTAGTTCTAGACAGTAGAAGTCCGCTTAACAAAAGCAGCGTATTTGTGCCGGACGAAAACTATCAGGTTATACTTAATACCAGCAGTCCTTTAGAAACTGCGGTACTAAGTGGTATTATTATTGAAAAAACTGAATCAGGATATGTAATTTCTGGATACGACAAAGAAGATCCGGTCTTTAATTATTATACTCCAAAAGACAGAACTGTAGATCCGTCTATAACAGTTGGTGGAATTAGTGAAAAGTTTGTTGAATGGGATTCTGGAAAAGATTATGTTTCTGGATTAGTAGTTCTTTACAACGCTTTTTATTACAGAACTAAAATTACACACACCAGCACTGATGAGTTTGATTCAACAAAGTTTGTTAAACTTGCCGAGTTGCCAATTGTTGGCGGATTAACTGCTATACTAAGACGAGACTTTGAAACAGAAGTATCGCAACTTGTATACGGTTCGTTGTTGGAATCTGTGCAAGATGTAGTTGACTTTATGCTTGGATACGAAAAGTATCTAACCGACAGTGGTTTTAAATTTGAATTTTATAATACTGAAACTGAAGCAGTAGAAGATATGAAACTTTGTGTTAAAGAATTTATGTTCTGGGTAACACAAAATTGGGACAATAGTACAGTGCTTGTAGTAAGTCCTGTTGCTAACAAAGTAGTATTTGAAAAGCAGTATTTTGTAGTAGATGATATATATGATTCATTCTACGAATATAGTATCTTAGCAGGCGACGGATCTAAAATAAGTAAAGATTTCTCAAACATTTTTAGAGACAACTCAAATACCTTTGGTGTTAAGCCTATTAACATTGACGACGGAATTTATCTAGTTAAGTTACCACTTGTTCAAAAAGAACATGTTATTTTAATTGACAATGAAACTGTGTTTAATGACGTTATCTACGATAAGATTCCTGGTTATAGACAAGAGCGTATCAAGGTTGTTGGTTACAGAACCGATAACTGGAACGGCGGATTAAACATTCCTGGATTTATCTACGACAACGCCAAAGTAAAAAATTGGTCAACTTACACTGACTATGCAATCGGCGATGTAGTTAAGTACAAAGAATTCTTCTACAGTTCAAACATCAAACACACTAGCGACGAATTTTTCAATGCCAATCGTTGGAACAGACTAGATGAACGTCCTGAACCTCGTATGCTTCCAAACTGGGATTACAAAGCAGCACAGATTTCTGATTTCTACGATCTTGAAACAGACAACTTTGATACTGAACAGGAACGACTTGCACAACACTTAATTGGTTACCAGAAGAGAGAATATCTTGCAAACATTATCACAGATAGTGTAAGCCAGTACAAGTTTTATCAAGGATTTATTCAAGACAAGGGTACTAAAAATTCATTAACAAAACTGTTCGATGCATTGAGCAGTGCAAACACCGATAGTCTTGAATTCTACGAAGAGTGGGCAATTCGTCTAGGACAGTACGGTGCAATTGATAACCTTGTGGAAGTTGAATATCTATTAGACGAAAGCAAGTATAGACTTGAGCCACAGATTATTGAGTTGGTTAATAATATTTCTCCAACTAGAACAGACTTGGTTTACGAAATTGCTCCATTCCAGGCATATCAGAAGCCTGAAGATTATACTCATAAACCCTTTACTATTTTAAATGATATCAAAACATATACAACCGACAACGGCTATGTTAGAGACCAAGAAATCTCGGAGATTGTCAACGACTATGACGGCATTCTTCAACTAGATATTGAACAGTATCAAGCAGGTGATTTCTTCTGGATTACAAATTACGATCAAGATTGGACAGTATTACGTATGGCAAGAACACCATACAACATTGTTGGTTTCCAAAACGAGATTCCTTTTGGTTTTAATCGTGACGACAACGGAGTTGTTGTTGAAGGCATAACTTTAACCATCGATCCAACACCAGACTTTATCGAAGGTGAAATCATTGGCATCAGTACAGCAGATACTGATCTAAAAGGTTTTTATAAACTACACAAACGAGTAGCCGATAAGATTTACTTGTTAACTGATAAAACTTTTGCATCAGATTACGAATCTCCAGACAGTACAGAAGTTGCAATTGCAAGATTTGTTGAAAGAAGATTTGCAGATGCAAACTCAGTTAATCAAAGTATTGAACAGTTAAGAAATGACATCAGTGACAAAATCTGGATTGACAACAAAGGTGACGGTAACTGGGGTGTATATACAAATAAAAACATATTTGCAGTACAAGATGAGATACTAAACCCAACCGAAGAAGGCGACGGGTTCTCTCATAGTTTTGATGCAAACGCATCAAATACTGTAATTGCAATATCAAGTTCATCTCCTAGACTAGACAGAGATGGCATTTTAAGAATCTATACTAGAAACATTGAATCCTTTACTACAAGTTTTTATCAAGCAGTAGAACCAACTGACGTTTATACTGGCGTTGGTGGATACGGATTCAGTGTTAGTGTAAGCCCCGATGGAAAATATATTGCAGTTGGTGCACCTTATGCAAGTAATGTTCAAACTAGATTTAGAGGAGACATTACTGTTGGCGAGAACTATGATCAGGGTGACATTGTAAGAAATAGAGGAACTCTTTGGAAAGCAAAAGTTGACGTGTTGGACTGGAATGCAGACAGCACAATTACCGATGACAATCAAGATTGGGAATCTGCATATTTTATTGAAGCAACAACTAGCGTACTTGCTACTGCGTCGACTTATACTTCACAGGGTGTAGTGTACTTGTACGAAAGAGATACTTCTGGTACATACAACTTGTCTCACACAATTTGTAGTCCTAACCCTTCTACAAACGAAAGATTTGGCTACCGAGTTATTCTAAAGAATACACTTGATGGCAATGCCAAATTGTTTGTAGGTGCTCCTGGTGAAGAAAATGTAAGCAAAGGAAGAATTTATTTTATTGATAATTTATCCGGAGAATGGACATACACAGTTGATAGAAACTACAAAGGATTGTATGAAACTACAGTAAATTATTATAGAAATAACATTGTATTCTATAACGGAACATTAAGAACAATAATTTCTGATCTTATAGCACCGACTACTGAAGTTGATTTATTAGAAAGATCTGTGACTGTAAGCGACAACAATGTAGAATATACAGGATTTATTCCACGCTCAGACATCATCGATGGGGATCAAGACAGTGACTTTAATGATGCTGGTCTTGGCATAAAAAACATTGGTGAAAAGTTTGATGTTAACGCTCACGGTGATGTTTTGGTATTAGCAGCAAAAGGACAGTATGGTGTAATTGCCGAAGACTTAACTGCGATAACAGAGCGTGTTTCGATATACAGAAAGCCACTTGATAGATGGCAATTTGCCCAATCCATTGATACAGAAGATAGCAAAGAAGATTTTGCTCATGTAATTTCAATCAACGACGCTGGTACAAAAATTGCTATAGGTGCACCAACAAACGATGTCAACGGCATTGACAAAGGTTGCGTTTATGTCTATGCACAATCAACAGTTAATAATATTTCAACATTCCAAATTCAACAAACACTGTCTAGTCCGTTTGATGAAAAGAATGAAGCATTTGGAAATGGTGTTGACTTTAATTCAAACAAGTTAGCAATCTCTAGCAAGAATAGTGATAGAAGAATTATAACTACTTTTGACACTTATTCTGAAATTTTACCTCCTACAGTTGTTGGGGTCGATGAACTTGGAAACAACATTGTTTCAAGATATGTATTAGATTCTAATTCAACAGAGTTGACAAACAAAACTACATTTGATTCTGGAACAACTACTTTTATGACACTGGAAAAAGACGTAGGAAGAATAGGCGTATTCCAAGAAATTGGCGACTACTATATCTACGGCGAAGATCTACAGTATAACAGAAATACAAAATATAATAACATCAGTAACTTTAAGTTAAATGACAATCACATTTATATTGGTTTACCAAAATTAAATCCGTCTACTACACTTGACAATGACTTGGTAGGAAATTATAATCTAACAGAAGATTCGTCATTGGGTGTATTTGCAGATCTAAGAGCGCCTAAAAATACAAACAGTTGGGAACTACTAACAGCACAGTCTGAAAAAACTGATCTATCAAAAATACAACGTGTATTCTTGTACTCAGCAGACTTAAATGATATACTAACCAGCGTTGATCTAATTGATCCACGTCAGGGTAAAATTGCTGGCCCAGCAGAACAAGAAATTACATGGAAAACATTTTACGATCCAGCAATCTATTCGAACAACGAAGAAAACAATCCGTCGGTTGTAGTTGACAGTTCGAGTAACTGGGCTGAAGAAAATGTAGGAAAATTATGGTGGGATCTAAGTACCGCAAGTTGGTACAATTCTTATCAAGGTGATAGTCAATATAGAATTAGCACTTGGAACAAATTAATTCCTGGTGCAAGTATCGATGTTTACGAATGGGTAGGTACAAAATATACACCTAGCGAATGGAACAGCAGAGCAGATTCCAATCGAGGATTTGCCGAAGGCATCAGTGGAACCACCAAGTACGACAACACAGTTTATAGTACTAAAAAAATATACGATCCAGTTGCTGGCAGTTTTAGAACAAAGTATTACTATTGGGTTAAGAGCAAGCGTATTGTTCCGACAAATATCCTAAGAAGCATTTCTGCATTTGATGTTGAACAGTTGATTGCAGACCCAGCAGGGCAGGGTTATAGATTTGCCGCAATCATCGGCGAGGACAGTTTTGCACTTTATAATCTAAAGAACTTTGTTGAAGGTACAAATACTGTACTTCACTTTACATTCTTAAAAGATGCAGAATTACAAACCAACATTCACAGCGAATACCAACTTCTCACCGAAGGTCTTGGTACAAGTAAGATTAATTCAGAAATTGAACAAAAGTGGTTCGACAGTTTAATTGGTTACGATATAAACAATAAAACAGTACCGGATCCATTGCTTTCAGCAAAACAAAAGTATGGCATTTTTAATAGACCAAGACAGAGCATGTTTATAAACAGACTTGAAGCAGTCAAGCAGTTTGTTGAAAGAGTCAACAGTGTATTAATTCAGTATCAAATTGTTGATAACTTTGATATATCAAACTTGTTAGCAGTTGACGAAAAGCCAAGTATCAATACTGGAAAGTACGACATTGTTGTAGACACAGTATTGGAACTTGATTCTGTTGGCGTGGCCAAAGTTCAACAAGCAGTTTTAACACCGATTATAGTAAATGGAAAAATCACAGGCGCTACTATCGTTGATCCAGGCCGAGGCTATCGTGTAGCACCTAACATTGAGATTGATGATAACAGCGGTACAGGAGCAATTCTCAAAGCAACAATCAACAATCTAGGTCAAATTACCAGTGTATTTGTAAGATCAAGTGGCAATAACTACACCGGTAGTACTAGACTTACAGTTCGTAAATTCAGTGCTTTAGTAAACGTAGACAGTGAAATTGGCGGACGTTGGGCAATTTATGTTTGGGATAAGTTAACCAAGACTTGGAGCAGATCTGACAACCAAGCATTTGACACCACAAGATATTGGGATTATGTTGACTGGTATGCAGATGGATATAATTCTTTAACAGCAGTTGACCACGTTGTTGATCAAAGTTATGAACTGTTTGGAACAGAAGCAGACATTGGTGAAATTGTAAAAATTAACACTATCGGAACAGGCGGCTGGCTACTACTTGAAAAAATAGATAATATTCCGACTGAAGACTACACTGTTAACTATAAAACCATTGGTAGACAAAACGGAACAATACAATTAAGTACAAGATTGTATGATTATGCTACAAAGACAAGTGGATACGATGCTAACGTATTTGACATTACGTTCTATGACAGAGAACCTGTATTTGAGTTAAGAAATATATTAACAGCACTACGTGATGACATCTTTATAGGCGAACTTGAAACAGAATACAATAGATTATTCTTTGCAGGACTACGTTATGCATTTGCAGAACAACCAAACATTGATTGGGCATTTAAAACTAGTTTTGTAAGAGCAAAGCATAACCTCGGCAGTCTAGCACAAAAAGTTACATTCCAAAATGACAATCTTGAAAACTATGAAGATTACGTCAACGAAGTTAAACCATATCATACTAAAGTAAGAGAGTATATTAGTTCTTACGATCGTATGGAACCTACACGTTCATTGACCACTGACTTTGATTTGCCTCCTAGTTATAACGATGTAACAAAAGAGATCGAAACAAGTTATGCTAAGTTACGCAACGGCGAAGTTGTAGATTTACTTCCAAAGTATGTCGACTATCCATTTAAGAGTTGGTTAGACAACAATGGCTACGATATTGTAAGAATTGAAGTAACTGAACCTGGCAGTGGCTACAAAGAAACACCTGTGGTTGAAATTATAAACAGCAACGGTACAACAGCCAAAGCATACCTAAGCAAAGGGTCAGTGTCAACAATTGAAATTACAAATACTGGAGACAAGTATTACGTATCTCCAGAAATTGTAATCAATGGATCGCTTGAGGAAAACGGTACACCTGCTAAAGCAGTTGCTATTTTAGGAAATAGCAAAGTTCGTTCTACACATATGGTAATTAAGTTTGACAGAGTTACTGGCTCGTATCTGTACACCGATTTATCAGAAATTGAAACATTTACTGGAACAGGTGCAAAAGAAAAGTTTGTGCTAAAATGGCCGATGGACCTAAGAACCAACAAGTATTCAGTTTACGTAAACGGAATATTACAACTAAGCAGTAAGTATACTGTTGGCAATGACAAAGACACTACAAAGACCTATAATAGATTAATAGGTTATGTAGAATTTGTTGATGCTCCTGCAATAGGTGCAACTGTTGAAATTAGATACGAAAAGTCTGTAGCAATGTTAACTGCCGCAGACAGAATCAATTTCTTTTATAACCCAACAACCGGTATGGCAGGTAAAGATCTAGCACAGTTGATGGACGGTATTGAATACAGTGGTGTTAAAATTGACACCTACGGATTTGGTACTGAACAGGGCTTTGATTCTGCAGGATTTGCTTCTTTGCCATGGGATACATTTGACAATCAATACGAAGACGAGATTTTTGTATTAGACGGAAGCACAAATACGTTTGAACTTTCTCAACCACTTGAGAATGATGTTGAGTATAATCTATATCTAAACGGTGTAAGACTTGACGATCCAAACTTTGAAACAAGCGGTGTTGTTACAAATCCCAATGCAGTAATGCAAACTATTGTAGGCGATGGTATTACAACCACAGTAATAATAAACGAAGAAGCGATTACTACAATAGCCAATGATGTGATTATTATTAGAAAAGTTACCAGCGATGGTAGTTATCAACCATCTGACAATAGTTTTGACACATCGTTGATCGGCGGTAACTTTGCTGGAACAACAGCAACTGGTATTGCAGCAGAAGATATTGTAATCGACGGTGACGGCTTTGTTACTGCTACAACCAGTAAAGGTCCTGAAGAATTAGTACCTGGACAAATGTATGACACACTAGACATTCGTGTTTATCATAGAACTTCTGACGGTACTGGAATTATAGGTGTGGCAAGTTATAATATTGATGGATCAACATATACATTTGACTTGCCGTCGATACCGCAGTCCGAGGATGCTGTTATTGTTAAGATAGACAATCAATTCTTAATGCCAACACAGTATGTTATAGATTATGCAAATCATACTTTAACTTTTGAAGACAGTACTCAGTTAGTAGGGTCAGCACTGTCGATTATGACCATCGGCACAAATGGTGCTAACTTATTAGATACTGATTATTTTGTATCTGATGGATCAACCACACAGTTGCTTACCGGCATTACTTGGACTGATGAACTATCGTCCTTTGTAACCATTAATGGCAAAGTCATGATTTTAGGTTCTGATTATAGTTTAGTAAAATCAACCACTGCTGATGGCGCTGCAAATAGAATAAAGATTGTATTTGATTCATCAGTTTTAACCGAAGGTGCATTTGTACAATACAGTTTATATAATAGCACAGTAAAGTCCTACAGTCAAGTTTCTATAGACAAAACATTTGCTTCGGACGGAGTTGAAAATTATCACGTATTAGAATCTGAGCCATTTAACTATGATCCGATATCTCATAATATTGTTGTAAAAATCAACAATAGAATTTTACAGCCCGGATACAGTATCTCCTATACTACTACAAGCAATAGAGTATATGATATAGAAGCATGGCAATTTGATGACACAACTGCAATTGATAGTGCAGATGTATTGGTCTTTGCGGATCGTGTTCAACTAACAGAAGAACAATTCACATACGATCCAGTAAACGGAAGAATTGTCCTTCTAAGAAATGATATTGCAACAGCAGGAAGTAGACTTGATATCTACATTGTTAAAAATGCTGCTTATTATTTCTTGGATACAAATATTGTATTCTCAAGCAACGTTTCGACGCTGATTAGTGTGGGTGATACAGTTGAATTGACATCGGTGTTTACTGGAGATACGTATACAGCAGTAGCAATTGCTGTTCAAGCAACTGAAGTTACATTTGCATCAAAGCAGCCGGAAATCAAAGATGCTTATATAGTAGATAACGAGTTTGTAGTTTCAGTAGGAAGCAGTAGTATTACAACACAAATTGAAACAGTTGAATATGTACTAAGTAAAAATCTAACATTTGTAATTCCGCCTAGTTCTGGAGAAACAGTTGAAATATATCAATTCAGCAATCACGATATAAACAATTTTGAAAGAATTACATATACCGTTGTGCCAGATGCAGTTATACCAATTGACTCTCCTGACTATATAAAGCGTAATTTGATAAGCAGTGGTTATATACCTTTAAGAGGAAATATTTCTAGTGCAAATTATGCTTGGGTAGCAGTAAACGAAGTATTGTTAACTCCTAACGTTGATTATGCTCTAGTAGAATCTAAAAATGCAATACAACTGGTTAATAGCCTTTCAGCAAACGATGTAGTTGATGTAATACAATTTGGTAACACACCAATTACACAAAGATTTGGTTATAGAATTTTCAAAGATATGCTAAACAGAACACACTACAAGAGACTTAATCAAAAAAACAGTTATGTTCTTGCATCGCCGTTAAATTGGTATGATGTTAGAATATTACTAGATGACGTTACAGGAATGTTTGTTCCAAACAGAGCACAAAATATTCCAGGTGTTGTCTTTGTTGAAGGCGAAAGAATTGAATACTTTGAAATCAACGGAAATGCTCTTCTACAGTTACGTAGAGGTACACTAGGAACTGGTGTAAAAGACATTTATGCAACAGGGACAATAGCACAAGGTCAAGGACCCAACGAGACAGTTAACTATAATGACAACTTCTTGATTCAAACTATCAGAACCAACGACAGCACAACAACAACTGAATATTCTCTAAACTTTGTTCCACAAAGTGTAAATGAAATTGAGGTGTTTGTTGCTGGTAGAAGACTAAGAAAAACAACGTTGTCTGTGTATAATGCAGCATTAAACTTAGACAGTAACGAAGCAGATGTAGTATTGCCGGCAGAATACACTGTTAACAACGGTAATCTTATACTTGCAATTGCTCCTCCTAATGATGTTGATATTAGAATAGTTAGAAAACTAGGAAGAACTTGGGTTGATTCTGGGGAGTCTTTGACAACGTCTGAGAACAGCATCGCAAGATTCTTGCGTGAAGCAACAATACAGTTACCTAAATAAATACAGTATAGGTGGTAAGAATGACAAATTTAAAAGATTTTAATGGAATACATGTTGAAGGTCATATTAAGATTTTTGATCCAATATCTGGTGAAACTTTCATTAATAAGAGAAATGCAATACATTACGAAAATATGAGTATTGCTCTAGCAGAGAGTTTATCAAATGCAGGGCAAGGATTTATATATGAAATGAGTTTTGGAAACGGTGGAACAAACGTCGATCCAACTGGTATTATTACATACCTAACTCCTAACACAACTGGCACAAATGCAAGTCTGTATAATCAAACATATAACAAAGTAGTTGATGATAGAAGTGTTAACAACATTGATCCGTCTAGAAACAAAACAGAAATACGTCACGTATCTGGTACAAACTATACTGATATTCTTGTTAGTTGTTTGCTAGATTATGGCGAACCAGATGGCCAAGATGCGTTTGATACTGCGGCAGATACCAATGGTTTATATGTTTTTGACGAATTAGGTTTACGTAGTTATAGTAGTTCGGGATCAGGAAGATTACTAACTCATGTTATTTTCCACCCTGTACAAAAAAGTTTGAATAGACTTATACAGATTGACTACACTGTAAGAGTACAAAGCCTTAGCGGATTTAACGAGGTATAATAATGGCCGAATATCAAGTAGATTTTACTGACAGTGTAAACAAGGGTAGTATAATAGTAGACGACGGAACTACTAATTCAACCGATACTAGTTTAGTATTTCCTGGAAGAAACTTTGCTAACTATGGCAAAATAGTTAACGAAAACTTTTTACATTTGTTAGAAAATTTTGCTAACAATACTGCTCCTGTAAATCCTATCGAAGGACAACTTTGGTACGACAATACCGATGGAATTGATCAGTTAAAAATTTACGATGGCACTCAATGGGTTAGTGCCGGCGGCCTTAAAAAAGCAAACTCCGAACCCGAAGCATCTAGTAGTATTCTAGGCGATCTTTGGGTTGATACTGCTAACAAACAACTTTACATTTACTCGGGCTCTGGGTGGATATTAGTTGGACCGGATTATTCAGAAGGCGCATCAACCGGTGCAAAATTTGTCAATGTAGTTTCAACTACTAATGTTGAAAATCCAGTGATTATTAACTATGTAAACAATATTCCAGTTTCTATTATTAGCAATACTGAGTTTACACCTAAATTAACTATAAGCGGATTTGGCATAATAAGAATTGGTGTTAATTTAAGATCAAATGCAAAGTATTATGGTACAGCCGAAAAAGCCGAAACACTTTTAGTAAGTGGAACACCAACTGAAGGTGCGCTGTTTGCAAGATTAAATGCCAGTAACGTGTTTGACAGATCTATACGTATCAACAACAATGGCGGACTAATAATTGGCGAAAACCAAACACTTGCATTATCAATTGCCGGAAGTGTAGCAGAAATTAGAAATATTGCAAACGACGGCAGTATTGATTTTAAAGTCAACAGCAGCGGAACATCTCTAACTGCTATGAGAATTTTTAACAATACAAAAATTACCATTGGTAGTAATAAAATACCTACTGAGGCATTAGATGTAGTTGGAAATATTAAAACCAGTGGAACAGTAACAATATTAAATTCAGATGCAATTGCAACAGCCTTATCCGTATCAGGCAGTGCAACAGTAAGCGAAAACTTGTCTGTTACTGGAACAATTACTGTAGGCGGCGACTTAACAACAGATGACATTTTGCCTTCGGTAACTGGAATAAAAAACATAGGTACCAATGCATTAAAATACAACAACATCTATGCTAACAGCGTTTACGGTTCGTTTGTAGGAAACGTTACTGGTAATCTAACTGGAACTGCTACAACTGCGGGCAAATTAAGTAGCCCAACTACATTTCAAATGTCTGGGGACGTAATTGCATCATCGTTTACTTTTGACGGGCAAGTTGGCGGAAGTACAAAAACATTCACAACAACACTGAACTCAACATTTTTAACAGATAAAACTCAAGTTACTACAGTTGAAACAACTGACGAAATTTTAATTAACAGACCAGGAACAGGTCTGCGAAAAATAGAACAAGAAGATTTAGTTAGTAAAATTCCTAATACTGCTCAAGGTCCGATAATGCCAATTGGTACAATTTTACCATACGGTGGAACAGTAGCACCTCCAGGGTTCTTTATATGTGATGGTACAGAAAGACCGATATCAACCTATTCGGCATTACATGCAATAATTGGTACAAACTTTGGAGTAGGTACGTCAATTACTTTTAAATTGCCAGATTTTAGAGGAAGAACATTGCTTGGTTGGTTGTATGATGCTGGTAATACTTTGCCTAACCCAACCGGTGCATTTGTTGATGTAACTGAAAATACTGTAGGTTTAGTAGGCGGATCTGAGTCAGCACTGATTACAGACTCACAACTGCCTAACCACAGTCATAGTTTACAAAGTGACGCAGGTACACAATTCTATGCAACAACTAATTCATCGGTGTCTGAACCAAATACTGCATCGATTTCAATAGTAGGTGGCAACGCTGGTACAGGATTTACTAGAACTGCTGGCATTAGTGATTATACAACACAAGATGAGTTTTCAACAGTGTCGCCTTATGTAACTGTCAACTTTATCATCTATCATGGAGTCTTTTAATGAGTTATAAAATTAATAAAACCGATGGCGCATTATTAGTTGATCTGGTTGATGGAAGAATAGACATTGACACAACTGACTTAACTCTTGTAGGACGTAACTATACAGGGTATGGTGAAAGATTTAATGAAAATTTTATAAAACTACTTGAAAACTTTGCAAATACTGCCGCACCAGCAAATCCACTAGAAGGTCAACTTTGGTACGACACATCCGAAGGTAGACTAAAAATATTCAACGGTACTATTTTTAGATCAACAGATACTACAGTAGTTTCTGCAACCGAGCCTGAGTTGTTAGCAGGCGACATCTGGATTGATTCTGCAACTCAACAAATCAAGTTTAGTGATGGCAATAACGTTATCTTAGCAGGACCTATCTATACATTTGCTCAAGGCGTTACTGGATTTGACGTTCAGACAGTTGTAGATAGATTTGGAAATCCAAGAACAGTTGCAAGATTAATGATAGGCGGTGCACCGGTTGCACTAATCAGCAGTATAGATTTTATTGCTGCACAAAGTATAGCAAACTTTGGAACAAATATACAAGCCGGCGTTAACATAAGTTCTGTGTATCCTGATTTTAGATTTATAGGAACAGCAGAGTTTGCAACATCACTGGTTGATAGTTTAGGCGATGAATTTACACCTGACGATTTTTTAAAGATTGCTGCAAATAATACTGCAACAGGATCATTGCATGTAAAAAATGATAATGGAATAATAATAGGTGACGACAGTGACTATGTTATCAAAGTTGAGGGTATAAGCACAGTTAACAGAGCACAACTAAACGGCTCTGATGTTAAGTTTCAAATAAATCAATCTTCGACAATTGTTGATTATTTTACAATTGACAACAGTACTTCTCGAATTGGTGTATGGCAATCTAACCCTCAATTTGGATTTGATGTCAATACTAATGTTAGAATTACAGGAAACCTACAAGTTGACGGTACAACATCGTATTTTGATGTTACAAATTTACGAGTAGAAGATAAAACAATCGAACTTGCAATTACATCAGATAGTACATTGTTACCAGAAAGTTCACTCGATGGTGCAGGTGTAATTGTAAAAGCAACAGGAAATGACAAGTCTATAACTTGGAACTTAACCTATGATACTTGGGATAGTTCTACACATTGGAACGTACCAACCGGATATGCATACAAAGTTGGCTATAATACTGTTTTAACAGAAACAGGATTAGGGTCATCTGTTGTTAACAGTAGTTTAACAAGTGTAGGAACACTAACCAGTTTAAATGTAGACAACATCAATTTAAACAACGCAACTATTACAACTACTACAAATCCGTTGGTAATTGCAAGTGCTGGCGATATAAGCATTACTAGCAGCAGAAAAATATACGGAGTAGGTTCTCCTGATATTTCTGATTCGCCTGATTATGTTGCTACAAAAGGCTATGTTGACGATAAAACCTTAGAAGCACCTGTTTATCTTTCGTTGGACATTACAGGTTTAAGCAACAGTCAAATTGCATCGGTTATAAATGATTTGGCACCGTCGCTTACAAAAAACATTGGTGTGTATGCTTATGTACATTGTGTTCAATACAGCGGATCTATAGAATATAATGCAAGCGATGCAATTTCAAAGTCTTTTATAGCAGTAGACAAAAATGGTACAGAAAATCAGTCAGTACTTGCTGACGTAAGTTTTTCTAATGTAACGGAAACAGTATCACTATCTGTGTCAAGAAGTTTAAAGCGTTTTGTTGTTAATGGTTCAGGTAACTGGGCCTACGACACAGATCTTGTTTCGAGTGTTTAATAGGTAAATATTAGTGTTGCAAAGGGGTTGTTCCATAAATGGCATATATTATTAACAGATACAACGGTACAGTTTTAACTACAGTAGAAGACGGTACAATTAATCAAACTACTGAAGTGAAATTTGTCGGTAAGAATTTTGCCGGATATGGCGAATCACAAAATGAAAACTTTTTATTCTTATTAGAAAACTTTGCTAACTCTGTAGCACCAACAAAGCCAATCAGCGGTATGCTATGGTATGATAGTGCAACAAGTAAAATAAAAGTATATGACGGATCAAAGTGGAAAACCACAGGCGGCTCAGAAGTTAGTAGTACTGCACCAACTGGATTAGTCGAAGGCGACCTTTGGTGGAACAGTTCTACAAATCAACTTTATGCTAGAAATTCATCAAACGAGTGGGTGTTAGTAGGACCGCAAAGTGCAGGTACCGGTGTAACTCAAATGAGAAGTTTAACAGTTACAGATACACTCGGGGTGCAACATGCAATTATCCTAGCAACAGTCGATGATGAGGTTGTTTACATTATCAGCAAAGACGAATTTACTATATCACTAGCAGATACAATCGAAGGATTTGACTCGGTTAAAAAAGGTCTTACCTTAATTAATACAAAAGCATCAACCAATGGTGTAACAACATCTGATCATAGATATTGGGGCACTGCTTCAAATGCGTTGAGATTAGCAGGACGTCCTGCGTCGGATTATTTAACAACCGACAATGTTATATTTACTGGGATTGTTAAGTTTGGCGACGTAGGATATACATTAGGCAACGACGATGATTTAATTGTTAACATCGACTCGGATACTTCAACTCCGCAAATAAAATTAGTTAGAAATGCATTACGTTTTAGATCTAGCACTGATGTGCTAGTATCTACAATTACCAACACTGGAATAGCACCGGGCGCAAATAATACATTTAATTTAGGTGCTTCGGGTAATGCATGGGCAAATGTATATGCTACTAACCTTGTAGGTACTGCAACTGAAGCAGGATTGTTAACAGTGGGTGGCACAGGAAGATCTGCATCAACCTCTGCAACTGCAAACACCGTTGCAGCAAGAGACAGCAGCGGTAACTTGACAGCAGTTGTGTTTAATGGTACTGCAACTAAAGCCAGATACGCTGACCTTGCAGAAAAGTATACAACAGAACAAGAATGGCCAGTTGGAACAGCAATGGCAGTTTGCAAACACAGTGAACACGAAACTTGTCCGGCTACAGCAAGTGATTTAGCAATCGGTGTAATTTCCGAAAAGCCTGCATACTTGATGAATAGCGAACTTGAGAACGGCCAAGCAATTGCACTTAAAGGTCGTGTACCGGTAAGAATAGTAGGCCCAGTTAAAAAAGGTCAAGCAGTTTATGCTTGGGATGCAGGCGTTTGCACTACAATGGCAACAACTGCATTAATTGGAGTAGCATTAGAGACCAACGATTCAACTGACGAAAAGTTAGTCGAGTGTGTTCTTAAAGTATAAATAAAACTAGCAGTTTATAGGAATAAGTAATGGCAGTTGGAGAGATAATTACCGCAGCGCGATACAATAGTATGCAAGCAAAGGCAATTGCTGTTTTAGGCAACGGCAGCGGAAATTTAGGATATGGACAAAGACCAGTTAGCACAACAGTAGCAACAACAAATACTGTTAATGCTCTACACATGCAAAATTTAAAATCTGATTTAGAAAAAGCATATGTACACCAAACAGGAAGTCTTCCTACCCTAACGAGTATTGTTGCTTCCGCAGACGAAATAACAGATACAGTTTATGCTCAATACGAAAATATTTCAACGTTTGTTTATGCAGAAATTAATAGATTTGCATTAGACTCGTCACAAGCAACAGTAGAAAATAAGTTAAGTAGTCAGCGTACATCAGCGTGGGGTGGCGCATCGCAACCTCAAACAGTGCGTCATGAATTTACTGTAACATTTACTGGTGGTTATACTGTTATAAATTCGGATGGAACATCGGGTACAGCCACTGCCGCAGATCACAGAAGACATTTCTTTAACAGCGGCGGCGAAATAAGAATTGTACCATCAATTTCCAGCCCTCCTTCGTCTACTTCAAAATTTATTGATTGGCAAAATCTATTACAGTCAATTGGAACTTTGAGATTTAACTATACAACTGTTACTGCAAGTTCTGGTATATCGTCTAGTTTAGGTAACTTTGACTTAACAAGTACGTATCAAACACTTTATACAAAATCTGGTACAAGTGTTTATACAGGTAACACATTTGTAGTTAAAGCCAAGGGCGATCAAACATCAGGAGTTGTTACATTCTTAGTTGAATTCACCGATGATCTAAGTAACAACGTTGACGAGCCAGTCGAAGGTACGTTGTTAAGTTCGATATCTCAATACAGAGCAACTGGTTCTTATGTGTCAGTGCCTTCTCCTGCATATCAAACTATACAAAGTTTGTAATGACAGAAACTATATATAAGTACTAGGAGAAAAACTAATGCCTGTATCAACCGGATCCTCTTTAACAGCTAGTTCTTATAATTCAATCAGAAGTACTTTGTCCAGTATCTATGCAACACAATATGGACAGACCATGAGGTCTACAACAGTTGCAGCCACAGTTGACTCGGTTACCTCTGAACAGATGCTAGATCTATTTCTCGATGCACAAGGAACGTATGTGCATCAAGTTGGTAGTGTAAGCACCACTGTTGCAGTACCGCCAACAGGACAAACTGTTGGTGCAAATCAGTCTCAAACTTTTAACCAAACTACAGGTGCAAAAGCAACACCGGCTGACGGTACAATACAAGGTATTAATGATTACGAGTCGTTAATAAACACTGTGAGTAACTTTGATCCTAGTGTAACTGGGTTTTCAATAACTAGTTTTAGCCCAGGAACACCGCTTAACAGTTCACGAAGTACTCAGTGGGGCGGCACAGGCCAGGTTGAAAGCATTTATCATGTAGTAACTGTAACATTTCCTACTGTTAACGCAATGAATTTTTATTTTAATGCAGGTGGTGAAATACGTTTTACTGCTAGTCTAACTGGCGGCAGTGGATCAAAAGACACAGACTGGCAAGGTTTGCTAAGTGCAATGGGTACTATTACATTTAATAAATTTAGAATAACAGCATCATCTGGTACCCCAACTCCGGCTGGTTCTGGAGGCAGCGGTTTTAGCAGTTTAACATCTAGTTACAGACAGTTGTTTATTAAAGCAGGATCTGGAGTATATGCAGACAACGATTATACTATATCTGGGTTACTTTCTGGATCAACATTGAGATTTAGAATTGAATTCAATGACGGTGATACTGGTACTAATGCAGGAAGTCCAGTTGGTGGAACTCCAATTGACGAACCAGTAACTGGTACAACAACTAGCACAGTTAACACTGGTAGACCAAACAGTTCGTTTATATATAACTCAGCATCGTATACCGCAGTTAGTTTGGCAGCCCCGACACTAGCAACAGCAATTGCACTTACCAGTGACAATTTAACTCCTCCTGCTTAAAATTATTTGACAAATATTAAAAAATGTCGTATTATATCAATACGATAGGAGTAATCTATGGACGAAAAACTAAAACAAGCACTTGATTTTAGTAATTATATGATCACACTAAACAATCAAAAACGTGTTTTAAAAGAACAATATCAAAATGATATTGTATATTATTTCAACGGTGGCCAGTTTACAGTAAAACAAGAGTTAGTTAGTTTCTGTCAAGCACTTATTGCTTTAAAGCAAACTGAAACAATCCTAGTTGATGATAACGGAATACCAGTAGAAATTGAAGAGTTGTTTGAATTTACCAAAAGTATCGTTGGTGTTTACTTTGCAGCAACCAACAAATATTTAATTGAATACAACAAATTAAAAAGCAACAGAACAGTTGAAGGTATAATCGATTTATGAGCAAAGGTGTTTTGCTTATCGCAAGAAATAACAGCGAAGTTGATTATGTAAAACAAGCAGTATTTTCGGCAAAGCGTATTAAAAATTACTTAAACTTACCGGTTAGTATTATAACAGACAATGTACAATATCTTAATGAAAGATACACAGATTCAATGTCTGTGTTTGATAAAGTTATTGAACTAGAAAAAGAATCTTCATATACATATAAAAAATACTACGACGGATCTTGGACTAGAAAAAATCTTGAATTTAAAAATACAAGTAGAAGCAGTGTATTTGATTTAACTCCTTACAACGAAACACTCCTACTTGATACAGATTTTATAATTGCAAATAATTTATTGTCTAATTGTTTTACACAAGCACATGACTTTTTAATTTATCAAGATGCGTTTGATTTAGCCGGATGGAGAGATGTATCAGAATTTAACTCTATCAGCGAAGTTGGTCCAAATTTTTACTGGGCAACAGCAGTTTTTTTTAGAAAAACAGAAACTAATAAAGTTTTTTTTAACTTAATAAAACACATACAAGAAAATTGGTTACATTATCGAAATCTTTATCAAATACGCACAAGTGTTTTTAGAAATGATCATGCTTTTAGTATAGCAATTCATATGATGAACGGATTTCAAGCAGGTGACTTTGCTAAACCAATGCCGGGTACAATGTATTATTCAATTGACAGAGACTTGTTAGTTGAAATCAACAATGAAAATTTTTTAATTTTATTAGAAAAAGAAAACGAAGCAGGAAAATACTTTCCTACAAAAATAAAAAACAGCAACGTTCATGTTATGAATAAGTTTAGTCTTGGTAGAGTAATAGACAATGACAGTTAATTTTACAATGCTTGCACAGAACAGCACACACAACTATGTAAAACAAGCATACTTGTGTGCATTAAGTATTCGTGCTACCAATCCTGACAGTAAAATTTGTCTTATTACCAACGACACACTTGACAAAAAACATTCAGCAGTGTTCGATGATATTGTTAGTATTCCTTGGGAAGATTCTGCACAGTCATCAGAATGGAAAGTAGAAAATCGGTGGAAAATTTATCATGCTACACCGTATGACCGTACAATTGTGATAGATACTGATATGTTAGTACTTGAAAATGTCGAGCATTGGTGGAATTTTCTAAAAAACTATAAGATATTTTTTACTACTAACGTAAAAACCTATAGAGGAACTCCTTTAACTAGCATCTATTATCGTAAAGCATTTAGAAATCATCAACTGCCCAATCTATACAGTGGATTTCATTACTTTGAAAAAAGCGACGAAGCACACAACTTTTATAAATGGCTTGAGTTAGTGATGAACAACTGGGAACTGTTTTATGGACAATATGCAGGTGGAAAGTATTTTCAAAAATTTGCCAGTGTAGATATTAGTGCTGCAATTGTAACTAAGATACTAGACTGTGAGGAGCGTGTTACAAGCAAAGCAACATATCCGCATTTTACTCATATGAAGATCCATACACAAGATTGGAAAATCTTAACCAGTGAACGGTGGCAAGACAAAGTAGGTGTATACTTAGATAATGATCTTGATCTAAAAATTGGAAATTACAAGCAAAACGGAATATTTCATTATACAGAAAAAGATTTTGTTACAGATGATGTTATAAAAATTTATGAAAGATATTTAAATGTTTGAAAGTATTCTTTATGTTTCAACTAAACGATATGTCTACTTCGACGAAGATGGTAATTTAACTGCGGTATCAAATGTTAATACTGAGCCAGGTAACTATGTCGAAGTTGAATTTGCAGACATTGCAAATTTAATTACTGGTAAAGAACACTTTTTTCATTATTATGTAGCGTTTGATACTGTTTCTAAAAGTTATGTATTAAAACATAAACTTAACGAAGAAGATTTTACGTTTGATGTAAACAATCAAATATATAAAATTCCTAATAGTAGTGCAAGAACTGATATCAAAATCATACAAGACATCCCTAATAAAAAATGGACAATTGTGTTAGATGAAATCATTAGAGATAATTTTAAATCTAAAAAGATGATTTTTACAAAATCTCTTAACTTTAGTTTTACACGATACAACGACCCACATCAACTGGAAAAGTTTTTAACTATAGAATTGAATTCACTAATTGAACAAGATTTACATATTGACTTTGAAAACCAAATAGAACTTGACCCAAACGCATTAAGTGTATATACTATAAAACGTCTAGAAACATATTCGCATGAGGTATTAAATGGGTAAATTTAGAGTGCTTGACTATGATATAATTTATTTGTCATATGACGAGCCAAACGCTGAAAAAAATTATGCAGACTTGTGTAAAAAAATTCCATGGGCAAAACGTGTACATGGTGTCAAAGGCAGTGATGCTGCACACAAAGCCTGTGCTAGACTAAGCGAAACTGACAGATTCATCACAGTCGACGGCGATAATGTTATCAGCCAAGAATTTCTTACAAAAGAATTTGATTTTGACGAAAACAGAGATCTAGAAAAGTGTGTTATTAGTTGGACTGCCCGTAATACAATTAATGGATTAATGTATGGCAATGGCGGCCTAAAATGTTGGCCAAAAGAATATGTTTTGAACATGCGTACACACGAAAACGCAGATCCTAACAATCCACATGCACAGGTAGATTTTTGCTGGGATCTTGAATATATCCAAATGAACAGTTGTTATAGTGAAATCTACAACAACGCTACACCGCAACAAGCATGGCGTGCAGGATTTAGAGAAGGTGTTAAAATGGCACTGGACCGTGGTGTCAAGCCGACTGTAGAAGCATTTAAAAAGAATCATTGGAAAAATCTACACAGACTTTATATTTGGCTCATGGTTGGCGCAGATGTTGAGAACGGTATGTGGGGCATATACGGTGCTAGAGAAGGCCTTTATAAAACCATGCTTACTGACTGGGATTATGTAAATGTTCGTGACTTTGATTGGCTAAATGAGTATTGGGAAAACACTGTTACTAAAAAAGTAGACGAAGAAAATCTTGTTCGTAAGTGTGAAGACTTAGCAGACGTACTTATTCCAGTTCTAGATTTGCCGATTGCAGCATATCCACTAGAAGCAGATCAAAGTAAATTCTTTAAAACCGTTTATCAAAACCCAGCAAGAACTACTAATCAGCAGTTCATAGATAGAGAAGATTAATGTCAAAAACACAGGATTACATTAAAAATGTAAACGACGTTACTACACGACATTTTAGCCCAACATTTTGTTTTGCTAAATGGCATCATACAACAATTTATTTGCAAACTGGAGAAACACACAGTTGTTATCATCCTGCCCCTCACAAAATTTCAGTAGATGAATTGTTAACCAATCCTAGTGCATTACACAATACACAGCAAAAAAAGCAAGAGCGTAGAGAAATGCTCGAGGGCAAACAACCAAAAGGTTGTCAATATTGCTGGAACATTGAAAATATGGGCAAAGACTACGTAAGTGATAGACACATACGCAGTGCTAGTATCTATAACGAACAACGTCTACAAGAAATTAAATTTAATCCTTGGGACTTTAACGTAAATCCTGAGTATATTGAAATTTCATTTGGTAACGAATGTAACTTCCGTTGTGGATATTGCCATCCTAAGGCCAGTAGCCGCTTTCACAATGAAATACGACAGCACGGTCCGTATGATATGGTAAACAATCATCGCTGTGACATTGACTGGTTTAAAGTCTATGATGAAGATAACAATCCTTATCTTCATGCTTGGTGGAAATGGTGGCCGGAGGTTAGTAAAACTCTGAACATTTTACGTGTTACTGGCGGCGAACCAACAATTCAAAAAAGTACATACAAACTATTTGATTTACTAGAGCAAGATCCTAAGCCCAATCTCGAACTAAACGTCAACAGCAACCTTGGCGGCAAAGAACGTCAACTTGAAAAGTTTACTGATGCTGTAAACAGTTTGCTATCTCAAAATAAGATTAAACAATTTAAGTTATTTACAAGTGTTGACACTTGGAATGAACGTGCTGAATACATTCGTGATGGCCTTGACATAGAAGTATTTGAAAGAAACTTAGATTATTTTTTGCGTAATACAACTGCTCCAGTTACATTTATGATTACGTTTAATATTTTTAGTGTAACTACGTTTCAAACTCTGCTTGAAAAAATTCTCGAATGGCGTCGTAAATACAACGATGTTGAAAGCAGTCGTTGGCAGCGTATTCATTTTGATACACCTTATTTAAAAGAACCTCTACAATACGACATCAATATTCTTCCTAAAGAACGATATATGCAGTATATGGAACAGCATCTACAGTTTATCAAAGACAACGTTCAAGAAGGTAGCAAAGCTCATTTTAGTGAACTTGAATATGAAAAGTTTAGACGTGTAGTTGATTACATGCGTAGCACAGAATATGCTCCTGAAAAAATACACGAAGGTAGAAAAGACTTTTGGAATTTCTTTAAAGAACAAGATCGTAGACGTAACATAGATTTTGAATCTACTTTTCCTGAAATGAACGATTTTTTCCAACTGTGTAAGCAAGCAGCAAATGGATAAAGATTACTTATTAAACAAGAGCAAAACGTTTTGCATGTTTCCGTGGATACATCTCAATGTTACTCCGCTAGGTAATGTTTATCCTTGCTGTAGTTCTGATTATACAGATCCTTTTGCTAACGTTAAAGATGCTTCACTTGCTGAAATTTTTAATAATGACCGAATGAAGCAATTGCGTTTAGATATGTTGTCTGACAAAAATAATAAAATTTGTACATACTGCTACAAACACGAAGAAAGTTCGCCGTTTAGTTTTAGGAAATATAGTATAGAACACTTTGGCAAAGACTTTGATGAGTTAGTTACTTTAACAAACAGTGACGGAAGTATGCCACAATTTTCTATGAAATACTTTGATGTAAGATTTTCTAACATCTGTAACATGAAGTGTCGTACTTGTGGTGCAGAATTTTCCAGCCAATGGGCTCAAGAAATGAAGCAACACGAAGCAGTTAGCAAAGATTATAGAATTATAAATCACGCCGATAGTACAGGTCAACTTTTAGAAGAAATTAAAAATCAAGTTGAAAATATTGATCTAGCATACTTTGCTGGCGGCGAGCCACTAATTACAGAAGAACATTATATAATTCTTGAAGAAATGATTCGCAAAGGTGTAAACAAAAATATTACACTTCGTTACAATACTAATATGAGTAATTTTAAATATAAAAAATACAACGTACTTGATCTTTGGAGTAGATTTAAGCGTGTAGAAATCTCAGCAAGTATTGATCACTACGGAGAACGTGCTGAATATATACGTCACGGAACAGACTGGGCTGTTGTAGAATCTAATTTAAAGTCTATTAGAGACTTAGATTACATTGACTATCAGTACAACACAGTACTAAGTGTTTTTAATTATGCAACACTCGATCAATTTTATAACTATCTTATTGAAAAAGATCTGTTGCGTAAAAAAGACATGATTAGCATCTATAGAGCGTTAACTCCTTCTTATTATGCTGCAACAATTTTACCAAAATCTATCAAGCAATTTGGAACAGACAAATTAAATGATTTGCATGATTTTATGATTGCTGGAGATTGGTATCAAGCAATGCATATTCAAGATGCTATTAGATTTACAAATCAAACAGACGAATGGGATAAAGAACGCGAACAGTTTACACATCATACACAAAGACGTGATAAAATTCGTGGAGAAAGTTTTACAAGTGTGTTTCCAGAATTGAGTGAAATGTTAAATGGATAAAGAAGAATTATTAAAGAAGAATCGGGCATTTTGTATTTTACCTTGGATTCACATGCACGTATGGCCAAATGGCAACGCAATGCCTTGCTGTATTTCCGATAGTACACAACCGTTTGGAAACTTAAAAGACAACAGTATTGAAGAAGTTTGGAACAGCGAAAAATACAAAGAATTGCGTTTGGCGATGCTGGAAGGCAAAAAACTTGATGTATGTAGCCGTTGTTATGAACTCGAAGATAGTACTTATATTTGGACGCTAAGAAAAAATCACAACCATTGGTTTGGTGAAAAACACTTTGACTTGGTAGAAAAAACAAAAGACGACGGCAGTATTGATGAATTTCGCATGGCATACTTAGACATACGTTTTTCAAATATCTGTAATATGAAGTGTCGCAGTTGTGGACCTGAACTAAGCAGTCAACATGCCAAAGAATTTAAAGATTTGTATGGAGAACACGAACTTGCTCGTATGCTAAAAAACGATGGCAAGATTGTAGTTAATATTGCTAAAGAAAATAACTTTTGGAATGACTTAACAAAGTATTTGCCTGACATTGAAGAAGTATATTTTGCAGGCGGAGAAGCACTTATCACAGACGAACATTATCAAATTCTTGACTATTGGCTAGAAAATAACAAGCGTGATGTTCGTCTAAGATATACAACTAACTTTAGTAATTTTAGATACAAGCAAAAGTCTATTATAGACTATTGGCAAGAATTTTCAGACATTCAAGTCAGCGCAAGCCTTGACTGTAATGGTTATAGAGCAGAATATTCTAGACACGGAACAGTATGGAATACAATTGAACGTAACAGACAAGAAATGTTAGAACGTGTACCTCACGTACATTTCGAACTAACACCCACAGTCAGTCTTTATAATGCCTGGAACTGGCCGGACTTTCACATGGATTGGGTTGAGCGTGGATTAGTTGATATTGAAAATTGCAGACTTAATATGCTTACTGGACCAGACTTTATGAGAATTGACAACGTTCCGGAAAGTGTTAAAATCGAATTAAGAGCAAAATATCTTGATTATAAATCTTGGGCATTTGAAAAAATAAAAGATCGAGCAAAGAACAAGCCAGAAATAATTAAAGATGTAATTGGAAAGATTGATAGTGTAGTTCAGTTTATGAATACTGGAACAGAGAATAAAGAAAAGTTAAAGCAGTTTATTGAAAACAATAATAATCTTGATCGATATAGAAAAGAAAACTTTTGGGCAGTATTTCCTGAAATGTCATGGTTAAAACAATATGAGTGAACTATTTAAAATAACACCGATCGAAGACAAGTATATGAGTCTTACTTGGCAAGTAAACAATTTTTGTAACTATCAGTGTAGTTATTGTAACCCAGGTAATTGGAGTGGTACATCACGTAACAATGGTAATCTAGATTCTTATAAGCGTAATGTAAGAAATATCTTTCAACAATATCAAGACAGAGGTTACAGATATTTTAAAATATTTTACAGCGGCGGCGAGCCCACACATTGGGAAAACTTTATTCCTCTAACAGAATACTTAAAAGCGGAATTAGGTGATAATTTAACTGTTGCAGTTAATACAAATCTAAGTCGTCCTTTGAGATATTGGGAACAACACTATCATCTATTTGATGACATAGTTGCAAGTTTTCATATTGAATATGTTAAACCTGATAGGTACATTGAAAACGCAGCATTTTTGTGTGACAAAGTAGATTATCTTTGCACAAAAATGCTAATGCATGAAGAACGCTTTTGGGAAGTTGTTGAATTTGGTAATCGTGTAAGAAATGAAGTGCTGAACTATAATTTAGAGTGGACACCTTTATTTGACGAAATGAGTGTTAATGCAGGACCGTGGAAATACTCTGATCCTGCTAAAGAAAAGTTTTTAAGAGAAGCACAGTTTGAAACTGTAATGCGTAAAACCAAACCTTACAGAACAAATCGAGCAATTAGTTTAGCACATTATACAGATTCTGTAGAGCCAGTAAATAGTAATAAGATTATTTCAGCAAGACAAAACTTTTTTGCAGGCTGGCGCTGTTCGGTTGATGATGCACTGTTTATCAATCCAATTGGACAAATTAGCAGTGCTAGTTGTGGAGTTGGAAACAACCACGGAAATATCTTAAATGAAAATTTAAAGTTTAATCTAAACCCTGTAATTTGTAGCAAGGAACACTGTCACTGTGGTACCGATATCATCATTCCTAAAGAAAAAATATAATTTTTCTCATCTTTTTGTTAACGGTTGCAGTCATAGTGCTGGCAGCGAAATCGAGGGTAGCGGTATAGGTGAAGGCAACTATAACAGAGAAAACTGTTTTGGTGCTCAGTTGGCTTATAAACTTGGTGTTGATTATACTAATATTGCTTTACCCGGCGGCAGTAATGATTACATTAATAGATCTTCGACTCATTGGATTTTAGATAATTTAGAGTTGGCAAAGCAGTCACTATTTTTAATACACTGGACTGGTAGTTCGAGATCTGAAATCTTTTTTAATAGTGCAAACACTGAACACTATTGGCATTTTGTTCCTTATGTACCTGATCGAAATGTAGGACATGTTCATGCAGATCATTATGCTCCGACATTCCCGCAAGAACAAAAGCACGTACTTGATGCACTCTCTCGTTATATGTTTGTCAACGAAGAACACTGGGAAATAAACAGATACCTAAACATAATTAACTTGCAAACAATTTTGGAAGCACATCAAATACCTTACATTTTTAGAAATGGATTTCAAAGTTGTGCTGTTGGTAATAGATACGCTTATTATCAAACAAAAGTTAATGCAAATAACTTTTATAAATTTGACGACGTTTCAGAATCATTTTTCGAACATTGCATCGCAGCAGGTTTTAGTGTTGAAGGACAACGGTATTGGCACCACAGAAAAGATGCTCATACTTATTGGGCTAGCCGTTTGTACGATCAGAATTTTCTATAAGTTGTGAATTTAATTCATTGTAAAATTTGTTTAAATTGTATAGATTTTCGTTATTATGTTTTAGTATAGGAATCATATCGGTATACATTTTTTGTAATTCTTCTATAGTAAATGTATCGATATATTCAATAATTTCGCATATTCTTGCTAGCCTATCTTTGTTTGATTTAATATTATCGTAGTCTTCTGGCCAGTATGCATCAAAGGTTTTAAAACCCATATCTTTTAACATTTGTAATGTTCCTGGTGCAGCACACATTAAAAATGGTCTATAATTTTTAATTGCATTGAGAGTTTTTTCACTAATATTTGGCCACGGTTGTGTAACTCGAGATTCCTGTACAATAGCACAAAAACTTTCATAATACGAGTCCACAGGGTCTTGACTTTTTCTAATGTTAAATCCTGGAGCATCATATTCAGGATCGGTTCCGTTTTCGCCTATTGTTTTTGGATTTGCAATCTCTATAGATAATGGAACTATCTCTTGCAACAGTGTATTCCCGTTTAACAATGTTTTTGATAGTGTAGGATATTTTAAAGAAAATTCTTTCCAACTAAACCAAAAACGTGAAATCATGTCCTCGTTGCTTAATTTAAAATAAAAACTAACATTGTTGTTGTTTATTAAATTTTTTCCTGCTAAAAATGCAGTTATAAAATGTCTGCTTGGATCATACCTCCAAGCACCGCTCCAAAACTTTTTAGTTATTAAATTTGGTTTAATGTTTACATGTTTATATAAACAGAACATTCTAGTTCTGTTTTCTATTAAACCTAGACGTTGAGAATACCATACAACAAACAAGTCCATTGAAAGTAATGTTAGCGAAGGATATATTTTTTGATAATATTCCCAGCATTTATAATCTGTGCAATATACTTTTAAATTTTTAATATTATTTTTTCTTGCCCAATGTTCTATACTATCTAATTCTAAGCAACGAATTTTTTCTATTTCGTGATCTTCGTTGTCAATTTTTAAAATATGAGGTTCGTATAGTGGATTACGTTTGGGATTATATATGTAATGAGTCAGCGGTTCAAAGAAATAAAAACTAACTTCTTCGTTGCTGATAATTTTTCTAAAATGGTCTTTTTCTAGTAATTTTTCTAACTGCGTTATATAGTGTGTACCGTTGTATATTATAAATGGATTTTTTTCAGTTTTTAAAAAAGATTCATTAAGTAAATGTCTTAATCCTTCACAATTTTTAATTTCTAAAAAATTGTGTTTTGTGCCATTAGAATCTATAACAATTGGTAATATCTTTCCTCGTGCAGAAAAAACCAAAGATGAAAACCAATTTGTTAACAAAATTAAACTCCTTACATTAAATAATTTAAATTATTTATGTAGGTATAATATGATAGAATTTTATAATGACAAACCTCTTTTATTTCGAAGTGAATTAGTTAATAAAACACTAAATTGGTATTCTACAGATTCAAAAGACCTGTTTAAACAACAATCTAAAGATTTTAAAAAAAATCATGAACACGAAATTGTTTATAAATTTAACAGTCTGGGGCATAGAACAAAAGAAATCAGCGACCTAAATCGAGACTTTTTATTAACATTTGGGTGTAGTTATACCGAAGGTGTCGGACTAAACACTGATAAAATCTGGAATGATCGAGTTTCTAAAGATCTCAAATTAGATTTATACAATTGTGCTTTAGAAGCAAGCGGTATGGATGTGCAATATTATAATGCAACATTATGGAAAAACAGTAAACTTCCTATTCCAAAATTGGTTATTGTACAATGGCCTCAAAAAGCTAGAAAACAATTTGGCCTTCACAGACATGACCATATTGAATTGCGAGACATGACGTCGCCATCGACCAAAGATGGAGTATGGTGGGGGCGTAGATATCTGCTTGATGTAGGTGAAATGTACTTAAACAACTTTATGTGGTTTGAAAATTTTAATAATATATGGCAATCCATGAACGTTCCAGTACTAAACTTTACCTGGGACGACGATGATTTAGAAGTTATATTAAAGAGAAGTAAATATAAAATATGGGCTATCGTACCAGATACGCTTGACAAGGCCAGAGACAACGGACACGACGGTCCGGAATTTCATAGAGGTACAGCAGAACAGTTATTAGAAATAATGAAATTACCCAACTTCACGTACAAGATCTAACGTGCAACAATGGAAACAACCTCCGAGCGTTCTAGCATGACGTAACGGTAGCATAGCACATTCTATACCGTGTGCTTCTAATGCTTTGCGTGTGGGTTCTTGATGTTTTTCTAATACTACTAGATTGGGATTTACACTAAACAGATTAACATTCCAAGTCCAAATACTGCTATTGCACAATCCTGGATAATGACCTACATCAACAGGTTCTGGTGCCCATACGATGTCCCATTTATTAAACGGCGCAGGTAACATATCACGATTTTTAATTCTACTGGGATTTGCAAGTAAAAGTCCTTCTCTTAAAAATGCAACAGTGCTATCAATATGCATATAAGAATAAACTTTTTCTAATGTATGAACTTTAACATCGTTTCCTACAAATTCTTGTAAGTATTTTGCACCTGCTTTATTTCCACTATTACTTACTAAGTAAAGCAACTGGTCGTTTGCACGTATGACATTTGCAGCATCAAACTTAGGAGCAATTTCAGTTAATGCAAGTTGATCAGGATCGCCGATGCAATCTTCGTTATACATGTCGTCTTTTTGATAATTTTCTGCTATTGTAAAATTGTTACCAAGATGTTCAACAATATGTAAAAATTCTTGTTCTCTAGCACGTAAACTCATTGGAGTTGCTAGTGCAGTGTTTTTATAAACAAACACACTGTCTCTAGGACAATAATTGTAGTATCCTGTTGGAACTCTGTTTGGGCGTTTAACTTCTACCCCTTCGCCTTTTAAAAAATTGACAAACGTGTCTAAATCTTCGTTGCTTTCTTCTACAACTTGTTTTGGATAAGGCCTGGATTTTACAGTATCAACAGATTTTTTATCTGCATAATTTACTACCCGTAAGCTTTTATCCATTGTAGGAATTTGTGCATATTCGGGAACTCCGACAATTACTTTTTTGAGTGGATCCCACTCGTTGGTGCTATAAATACTCATACAATATTTAAGGAGTTTTTATGTCTCGTCTTTTCACATTTGGTTGTAGTTTCACACAATATGGTTGGCCAACATGGGCAGATATAATTGCATACGACAAAGATGTAGAATACTACAATTATGCGATTGCAGGGTTAGGAAATGTTGGTATTGCTCACAGAATTTTAGAGGCAGATCTAAAACACAAATTTCAAGACGGTGACGAAATTTTTATTTTATGGTCAAGTTGGAGTAGAGAAGATAGAGTTAAAGATGCGGCATGGATTGGCCGTGGATCGGTATTAACTTATAACAGTCATCATTATGATAAATCGTTTCTTAAAAAATATTGGGATTTTGATAACGATGTTGTTAAAAACTCTACTGCTATAATAACAACAAATCGTTTATTTAAAAATTTTATCACATGGCAAGCAAGTGCATTTGAATTTTTTACTACCGAAGGACTCAATTTAACTAAACACAGGAATGGCAATATTATTAATCTTTATAAAAACGAATTACCCAACTTAACAGTTATTCCTTGTGAAACTAAAAAAAATTCGTTTAAAATAGTACGAGATTCGCATCCTGATGTTTTAGGACATCTAAATTTAGCAACTCGAATATACAAAGACTTAGATTTAACAATTAAAGATAAAACAAAAAATACATTTATACGTCTACAGCACGACATAGAAAATTCAATAAAAGAAACTGATAATTTTCAACAAGTACTTGACAAAATTACTGTCTTAATGAAATTAAATTACAAAAAACTTTTTTCTATAAGAAATTATCCTTCATTGAACGAAGATTGACATATTTCTTAAATCAGGATAATCTTGCCAACTCCATGTTTTTGGAATTGTGTTTATTGCTGTATCTAATTTATCTAAGCCTAATTGAGCAGTTTCTGGAGTCATATAATAATGATACCCAAAACTGTCGATGTCTTGTTCCGCCCAAGGTAGATCACGAGATCTACCATCATAACTTAGTTTTATTAAATCATGATATGCAGATTCGTTGTCAGTTAAAATCATTCCACCTCTCCCAAGACTTAAATGTTTTTTAAACTGAAAACTCAAACACATAAACGTATTAGGTATATAACTATTTTGTTTCCATAATACAGCAGCATCATAAATATTGTCTGATAGTTTATAATAATGTTCCCAAGGATTGTCTTGCCATTGCCACCTAATGTTTAATTTTTTTGCAGTCATGGGCACTGATAAATAAGTACGATTTGGAATTGATATATTTTGAATTTTGTTATAAATTAAACACATCTCAATTGCGTGAGTACAGCAATCTGTTGAAACAGCAAATTTTGAACCAAAGAATTTTGCAATTTTATTTTCAAATTTATTAATTATATCGAACATAATATATTTATAGAAAGGTTTATATGTCTAAAACATTTTATCATTTTGTCTGGGGCGAGTTTGGATTAGAAAACATAGTAAATGAACTTGAAAAAGATAACTCATATACAGACATTGTAATTTTTGGTCCTGAAGAACACGAAATAGGATTTGCATTTCACGACACAGAATTTGTAATGTTTAAAAGATTTCTAGATTATCATAATGTTAACTTAAAAATGATTTTAGGTGCACCGACTAACAGTATTTTAAATTACAGATACCAATTTAAAGATTTTAAAAATTTAAATCCATGGCATACGTTTTTTGCAAATTTTGTAATTCAACATATTTTATATCTTAAAGCATCCCCTTATGGACATAATAATGTAATTAATAAACATTTTACTTCAATGAATGGAAGAGCTCATCCGTGGAGATGCATGTTTATTGATTATATGTACAAGTACAATTTGTTTGATAAAGGTTATATAAGTTGGCATAATTCTGAGAATTGGCAATACCCATACGATTTTAAATGGTGGGCACCTAAAAAATTAAATTTTGATAAAAACTGGGTCAACCCATCTAATGGTTTTTATGACATGTATACAGTACCGATTGAATTTAAAGATAGTCTGTTTAGTATTATCTCAGAATCAAACTTACAAACTATTTTTGTAACAGAAAAAACTTATCTACCAATATATCATAAACGGCCGTTTATTATATTTGGCGCTCCTTATATACATCAATATTTAAAATCTTTAGGATTTATGTTGTTCGATGAAATTATAGACTATTCCTTTGACTCAGTAGACGACGACGAAAAAAGATGTGATATGCTTATGAAAGAAGTTGCAAAACTTTGTAATACTAATATAGAAAAACTTAGAAAAAAATCAATTACAAAGGTTGAACATAACTTTAATAATTTACTAAAAATTGTAGAAAATAAAAAGTTAATACCAAAGGAAGTAAGACGTACAATTGAAAATGGCACTCACGAAAGATTTGATCTTTATAGAAATGTGTTAAATATCAGTAATACAAAAGATTTTTTAAATTTAATCAATAAGGACACATAACAATATGAAAATATTTTTAACAGGTGCAAGCGGATTTATTGGTCAATAATAATGACAAAAAAATATCTAGTAGGATCTGACTATTATTATTTTGCTTGGGGACCCGAAGAAAAAGAAGATTTGATGTGTGCGGTTAATTCGATACCAGAAATAAAGAGAATTGTTTTTTTTGGTCCTGAAGAACATGAATTTGCTAATTTTTTTACTAATCTAGGTCAATACAAAGACCTTGCAACAGAATTAAAAAGATTAAACAAAGAACATATTATTCTAACATCAGCTGTAGAAGATTCTAGATTAAATTCATTATGGCCATACAAAAATCAAAAAAATTTTGTTTTTTGGGATTCTTATTTTGCGTATCAAGTGCTACAGTACTACATGGAAAGAAACATAAAACCTTTTGAACACAACGAAAAAATCGATAAACATTTTATTTCATTGAACGCTAGAGCACACAATTGGAGATGTATGTTTGTTGATACTATGTACAAGGAAGGACTATTTAATCACGGTTATGTAAGTTGGCACAACGCTGACAATTGGGACTACTCGTATAAGTTCAAATACTGGAAACCTAAGATTATCAATTTTGATGAAAATTGGATTAATAGTACAGACGGAATTCTGGATATAATGCTACCTCCGGAGAAACAATTTAAATCAAGTTTGTTTAGTGTTATTTCTGAATCAAGCGATCAAATTCTAAAAACAACAGAAAAGATTTATATTCCAATTTATCACAAAAGACCATTTATAGTTTATGCTGCTCAATATTTTTATAAATTTTTACAAACACAGGGATTTGTACTGTTTGATGAAATATTTGATTATTCTTTTGATAATATTCCAAATGATGAGTATAATGACGGGAAAGAACGATGCGAAGCAATGATGTATGAAACTAAAAAAATATTAAATTATGATCCTAACGATTTATATAAAATACTAAAACCAAAGATTGATCACAACTACAAAGCATTATACAAATTAGTTAAACGCCAATCAGTTAGCGACTCAGTAAAATTACTAATTGAAAATGCTAATCTAGTGAAAAAGGATTTTAATTATTTTACAACGTTTAATTTAAAAGACAATGATAAATTTAAAGAATTTTCAAAGAGATAAAATTGAATTCAAATGTATAATAATTCACTAAATATCAATAATAACACTTAATATAGGAAAAATAGATGAAAATATTACTTACAGGTGCAAGCGGATTTATTGGTCAGCATCTTTTACCACGTTTAGAAAAATTAGGCGTAGTTCATGCTTTAACAAGTGATTTAACGGATCACAACTCAGTAAAAGAAGAAATAAAATCTGTAGCACCGGACATTGTTGTTCACCTTGCAGCAAGAACTGAAGTACAAAAAAGTTTTTATGAGCAAGTCAGTTTTAGCGAAGTAAACTACGTAGGAACTGTAAACTTAATTGAATCTTGCAGACAACTAGATCCGATGCCCTATTTTGTATTTGCTAGTACAATGGAAGTATATGGATGGCAACCTATATCAGATGAAGTAGAACGCACAGGAACATATGTTAAAAGTGTAGCATTTGACGAAAATACAATTCCGCATCCAAACGCTCCTTATGCAGTTGCAAAACTTGGATGTGAAAAGTATTTAGAATACGCAGAACGTGCCTATGGGTTACGTTGGACTGCTATGCGTCAAACTAACTGCTATGGCAGAAAAGACAACGACTTCTTTGTCACTGAGCAAATTATCAGTCAAATGATCAAAGGTGACGTTTGTAATTTAGGTTATGCAGAGCCTTATAGAAACTTTATTTACATTGACGACTTGTTAAATGCTTGGATGACTCTAATTGAAAGTCCGGAATATTGCTCAGGACATTTGTTTACAATTGGCCCAGACGAACCACGCAAGATTAAAGATTGTGCCAATTATATTGCTGAAAAACTAAAATGGTCGGGACAAATTAATTGGAATACCAAAGATCCTAGACATGGAGAAATTTGGTGGCTCAACAGTAATCATAACAAGTTAACTCAACTTACCAGTTGGGTACCAAAAGTTTCCTATGAAGAAGGTATTGATAGAACAATACATCATTGGAAAAATATTTTAAAATAATGTATTTTACAAATATTCCACTTTATGAAAATCCAGAAATTTTTGGACTAACTCATAATAACTTGAATATTTGGAAAAATCAAAATATTGGAAAATATTTTTATAGAGTTAAATATAAAAATTTAAAATCAATTGATTATATTCCTGAAAAAATAATCAATTTAGCAAAAAAAAATAAAAATTTTTATATATTCTTAGACGACACGTTAGAAGGATATGCATATTTAAATTTTAATAAAGTATATGAATTTGTTTTTTCTAATAAGTTAGAAAAAAAAGTTATCTACGTTAGCGGCCATTTGGAATCAGAAAACGAATATAAAGCGTGGTTAAAAAATAAAAACAAAAATTCTGTTTTCTATGTTTGTTCAAATAACAACTGGTTTTGGAGCACACGTAGTTGGACTATAGATTCTAAGATCAAAATAGATATTGATAAAATACAATGGTATAATTGTCTAAACAATCGTCCTAGAGAACATAGACTAGCAACAGTAACATACTTAGATTATCTAAATTTATTAGACAATGGATATGTATCGGCTAACGATAGATCTTACGAAGTGTTGGATAACTTTGAATTTAAAGATATACTTTTTACTCCAATTAGCAAATATAAAAAAGAATATGCTGAAATTTTAATTAATCATGCTGATAAAGTTCGACCAAAACTTCCGTTAATTGTTGACGCTACTGATTTGGCAAACAAATGTCTTTTTCATGATCTATCTCCTAAAATTTATAATAATGCATTGATAAATCTTGTTACTGAAACATTTTATTTTACTAGTTACAATATAAAGTCTGAAATGTTTATAACAGAAAAAACCTGGAAAGTCTTTACAGCAAAACAAATACCTGTTATAATAGGACCAAGAGGTATCCTTGAAAGACTTAGAAAATACGGGTTTGATGTGTTTGACGACTTGATCGATAATTCGTACGATAACGAATCAGATTCAACAAGATTATTTTCGGCAATAAATTCTATGAATAAAATTATAAGCAAATACACAATTGATGAATTTTCTGAAATAACAAAAAGAAGAAGACTTAAAAATTATAAAATTATAATGAAAGGTTTGCCACTTGATCTCCCTATATGGAAAGTTTTAGATGAAAGTTGATTTAGATGATGTGGCGTTTTGGATGGATGCTATTAGAAATGCAGAAAATCAATACAGTGTTCTTGAAAGTTTTTGGAAAGGACAACTAAAAAGTAAGGTGTGGTTAATTGAAAATCTGTCTAAATTAGTTCAAACTCAAAACAATCGTGTTGTAATCCACGGTGGGTGGAATGGTGTCTTATCTGCACTGCTCTTTAATTCAACAATCGATATAAAACACATTACAAGTTTAGATATAGATGTTTCCTGCGAAGAAGTTGCTGCAATGATTAATAAACGATACGAAATAGAAAATCGATTTTGTGCAGTAACAGCAGATATGTCTGTTTATCAGTATCAAGAAATTCCGTCTATTGTAATTAACACTAGTACAGAACATATTACTCAAGAACAATATAATACTTGGTTAAGCAATGTTCCCAAAGACACATTAGTTGTAATACAAAACAACAACTATCATAGTTTACCCGAACATATAAGAACTTTTGATACTGTTGATGACTTTGCTGATTCATCACAGTTAAACAACATACTTTGTAAAGATGTATTAGAATTGCCTCTTTACAACAGATTTTTAATTATTGGCTACAAATGACGTGGTATGAATCAACAAATCCTGAAGTAAAAAAATGGCAAGATTTTATCGAAGATCGTGCTACTAAAACTTTTTGTGTGTTGCCTTGGATACATCTTGCCACAAGACCAAATGGCGATATGAGATTGTGTTGTAGTGCAAATGCAAGTGGTGCAGGTGTAGACCATACTCTTGGAATTGTAAAGACTGCTACAGGCGAACATTTGAATTTTTCTAACACTACTCCAACGGAGGCATGGAACAGTGAATACATGCGCGGTGTTAGAAAAACCATGATGGATGAAAAAATACCAGTTAGTTGCTCTAAATGTTTTTCAGAAGAATCAAAGGGAGTTGCTAGTAAAAGAATATGGGAAACTGCTACGTGGTTAGAACGTGGTATTGATCCGGTAAATCTTTTAAACGAAACCAAATCAGATGGTCGTGTTCCTAACAAACTAGCATATCTTGATTTGCGTTTAGGTCATACTTGCAACATCAAATGCGTGATGTGCAGTCCGCACGACAGTAGTCAATGGGTCAAAGATTGGAAACAATTATTTCCGCAAATAACTCACGACGTAGTAAAAAATCAACTACAATGGGATAAAGAAAGTTTTGATAACCGATGGCACGAAAATCCGGAGTTTTGGAAACAACTTTACAAGCAAATTCCTAATTTAAAAGAAGTTTATTTTGCTGGTGGCGAACCACTTATGATTCGCGAACATAAAAAGTTTATAGAAGAAATAATACGTCAAGGCTATAACTATGATATCATCTTGCGTTATAACACAAACGGAATATTAGTCGACGAAGAATTAATTGAACTGTGGAAACACTTTAAACTTGTAAAAGTTGGTGTTAGCATTGATGCAGTAGGTAAACGTAATAACTATATTAGATTTCCTACTGACTGGAGTAAGGTTGAAAAAAATCTGCATATGTTAGATAATACTCCGGATAATATTCAGCCATCGATTGCAACAGCCGTACAAATTTTTAATATTAAACATCTTCCAGATTTTATCTATTGGAAACTATCTAGCAATTTTAGAAAAGTTAATAAACAAGTCAACAACGACATTGAAGTAGGCGGCGGCCTTGTTAATATGCATCTATTATACATTCCTACTTTTTTAAGTATACAAATGTTACCCAAAGCGGACAAAGATGAGATAAAAGACAGTTTTATGCGGTTTAAAGGTTGGCTTGAAGTTAATCATAATAGCAGTGATTTTTGGCAGGGTAATCCGTACGGATGGCGTCGTTGGGAAGGTATGTTAAATCATATGTATGCTGAAGATCAATCACATTTACTTCCGTCATTTAAGGAATACGTAAATAAACTAGATTCAATAAGAAAAATAAACGCTCGTGAAGTGTTTCCTGAATTAGCACATTTACTATGATTGTAAAAATAGAAAACAACCAGCAGCCCAACGTATTACGAATAGAGTATATGTTAGGAAACACTTGTAATCAAAAATGTAATTATTGCTTTCCAGGCAGTAACGAAGGCGATCATCCGTGGCCCGACTTTGAAACTGTTAAGAAAAATCTATCTCATCTATTAGATTATTACAAAAAAAATGGCAAAGAAGTTTTTAATATATTTTTTGTAGGCGGCGAACCAACACTCTGGGACGGTTTTTTGCCACTTTGCGAATATCTAAAATCAAAATATAAGTGTATACTTGAAATTAGCACCAACGGAACTCGCGGTGTAATATGGTGGACCAAGGCAGGCAGAGTTTTAGACCATGTTAATATTAGTGTGCATCATGAATATGCAAGAATACAAAAGATAAAAACCCTAGCAGATTTTTTATATGAACTAGGAGTTTTTGTTAATGTTGATGTATTGATGGATCCTGCCGCGTTTGAAAAATGTGTTAAACTAGTTGAAGACTTATCTGATAGTAAATGTGCATGGCCTGTTCTTGCTAAAGTTGTACATTACAACGGCGAAAGTCGATATACATCAGAACAACAAAAATACTTTATTGAACCTATAAAAAGATATCCTAGCAAAGAATGGTTTGCTGCAACAGTTAAAAAACCCAGGACAGAAGTTTATATTACAAACAACAGCAATACAGTTGTTACTACAACGTCTGACAGTTATCTAACCTTAAACAAACTAAATTATTTCAAAGATTGGAATTGTAATCTAGGTGTTGATTTGTTAAAAATCTTTTATGATGGCAGAATAACAGGAAACTGTCAACAAAAATTGTTTGGCTCGGATACTTATCACAACTTGTACGAGCCAAATTTTGACAAAACATTTTTCCCTGACATTTTACCTGTTGTATGCACAAAGTCTATTTGCGGTTGCAACGGTGAAATAATTTTAAAAAAGTGGATAAGCAATGATAACCTTTGAAACATTAGAGCCTGTTACTGACGGAATATTTCAAATTGCTTGGGAATCCACTTTAAAATGCAACTTTGATTGTGCATACTGCGGCGACGGCCACGACAACAGTCAGTCGCATCCTAGCCTTAAAGACAGTTTAAAAACTGTAGATTTTATATTCGATTATGTAGATACTATAATGTCTACTAAAACAGATCAATATCGAGAAGCAAATTTAAACATTCAAGGCGGCGAAAGTATTTTTCATCCAAACATTGTTGAAATATTAGAATACATAAACAGCAAAAAAAGTCAATACAGTTGGACAATGCGTGTTGCACTAATAACAAACGGTTCTTGTTCAACTGCAAAGTGGATAAAAATTGTACAATACATTGATTATGCTACAATGAGTTTTCATGCTTCTTCACACACAAAATTTCATTTGATGTTTAAGTATAATTGTCTTTATTTAAAATCAGTCGGCAAAAATTTTCAAATCAATGTTATGATGGATCCTAACTATTGGGATAGATGTGTAAGACTAGTTGATTGGGCAAATCAAAGAACATTTACAGTGCATAAAAGACAAATCGACCATCATTGGTTTGATACACGTTTTAACTACACTGACCAACAAGCAGAATATATTACAGGTAAAAAGCCTTCTACAACAACAGAAAAAATTAAAGCAGTTTTTACTGGTGGATTTAATTTAGATGCCACAGGTCGTGCTTGTTGCGGCGGTAAAACTTTGTGCTCTAATAGTTGCGATACCACAACTTATGTTAAAGGCAACAACTTTAAAGGATGGCATTGTTCAGTTGACCGATTCTTTTTATATATCAGACAAACAACCGGTGAAGTTTTTACAAATAAAGATTGTAGAATGAATTTTGACGGGCAAGTTGGCCCTATTGGAAACTTAAAAAATACACAAGCAATCTTGGAAAAAATAAAAAAAGGCACAGATACAATAGTTTGCAAAAAATCTAAATGTTGGTGTGGACTTTGTGCTCCTAAAGCAGCAACAAAAGAACTGTTTGATGAAATTAATCGTAAGTATGCCAAGACGGTAAACTGATAGCATTCCAATCAGTTAATACTAAATCTTTAGCCATTCCAGATTCCAAACGCCACGGAACAATACCTTCGGCAGCCCGTTGATCAAAATCTAGTACAGCATCAGGCATATTTTTTTGCATCCAAGATATTAGATAATTTTCTTTTTCTATACGATATTTTAATGGTAACAAAGACGCAGTACCTTCATATGCAAAAATATTACTCATATGAACAACTGTTCCTTCTGGATCGGCAGTGTCTATAATTTTTACAAACTGCTCAACATCGTTAATTGCGTCAATGTGATGAAATTCAAAATGATGATAGGGCATGTCTTTTACACGTTCACGCATTTCATCTAACGCACGTAAATTGTAATCATAAAACTTAATCACAGTTTCGTCTTTGTAACCGTGCAGCATTAATTTGTGAAACCAGTCTATTCCAGCCGCAGGATGTACAAACTGTGTGATAGGTTTTTTATAAGGTCTTGGAAAATTTAAATTACCTGTATTTTCCTTAAATGTGTGATGTGTTAAACAATAGTTATATCTATGATAAATCCACGAACTGGTATCAACGTCTCGATATAGATAATGTTTACTGCTTCTTAATTTTTCATCAAACGCACATATTTCATGTCCGGCCTGTAAACCAGCAGCGATCAAATTCCATCCGCGGTACTTACTTTTGTATACCTGTGTTTTATTAAGTATGTGTTTACGCAATACTATGGGTAAATAGTCGTCGTGTACGTTTTCAGCAGATCTGTATGGTACTTCCTGCGTATGAGAATCCAGTAATTCAGTTTTACCTACACCGGGTTTACCCAGTTCTCTGTATTTTTTTAAATTTAAAACATAACATTGATAGTGTAGTCCGTAATAACTGTCGCCCATGTCTATGATATGCGCTAACAAGAAAAAGTCACTGGGTAAATTATCAAAAAAATCACTACCGTTTATAAATTCTGTTCCGGCACTTATTACTACAGCAACTTTATAGTTGTCAGCAACCTGTTGAAGCATACGGTCTTCGTTGACGTCAACATAAACATCATAGCCAAATCCTGTACAATTTGTAATTGTATAGTCAGCAGTGTTTTTAACTAGTTCTCGCATCCAAGGTTTGTATTCATCAGTATCATCTATAATACAAATACAAATATTAGATTTTGAGTTTTTCCCTTTGTAAAGCATATGCTTTCCTATAACTGTCTGCTAATAGTTTGCAATAATCCTCTTTGCGATCGCCCACAATGCCGTGAACAATAAGATGTTTACGTTCGTCTGAACTAAAGTTTATAACAGAATGATTTTTCAAGATATTAACTAAAAATGCTCTGCCGTTGTTAAATGGTACCACACCAGAATCCTCAATAGTCATAAAACAGTTTGGTGGGTGATCTATAGCAATATTAATCGGCAGTGGGTGATTCCAAATTTGTCCCCAGTCTATTCCGGACCCTTGATCGTTGTGTGGAGAAATGTATCCTTTGGGACCTAGTTTCATAAATCTTACTCTTGACAAATTTTCAAAAGGCAACGATTCACAAAACTTTTTTATTTTTGTAGTTTTTTTACCTAAGTAGGTCCATTGATATTCGGGTTCAGACTTATATCCGTATGTGGTCCAGTGATTGGTTTTTTCAACATCAATGCCGTGAAGTGTGCAACTTGACCATCCTTGATGTGTGCCTTCGCCGGTCTTTTCGTCTCGGTGTGACACGTAACTTGTTGCAGCATATCTTTCGTCAAACATAAAGTCTAGCGTATCAATATCAAGATCTAGTTGTAACCAGTCTCCGTGACTACCTTGCAACACCCATAATGCAATGTCTTCGTCATTCATATTGTCGTTGGGTAACGAATTAAGTTTACAATTATAAATTCTATTTTTTTCAAAAAATAATTCTGCTTCGTTCATACTATATTTACTGTACAATAAATATCACTATGTTTAGATATGATGAACTACAAAGTATTCATTTAGAAATTACAAATAGATGCCAGGCCAGTTGTCCAATGTGCAGTCGAAATTATAGAGGAAGCATAGATAATCCTTTATTACAAATCTCAGATTGGACCATTGACGACTTTAAAGAAATATTAGATAGCAATACACTAAACATAATTAAAAAGATTGAATTTTGTGGTAACTTTGGCGATCCATTAATTAATCAAGATTTTCATTTAATGACAGATTATTTAAAAAACTTTAACGTATTTGCTGACATACATACAAACGGAAGTTTACGCAGTCAAGATTTTTGGAAAATCTTACCGCAGCATTTGCCTGATCATAGAGTAGTATTTGGAATTGACGGCTTAGAAGACACACATTCTGTTTATCGTAGAGGAACAGATTTTAGAAAAATTCTTGATAATGCAACTGCTTTTATCGATGCTGGCGGTATAGCAGAATGGAGTTTTATTAGATTTAAGCATAATGAACATCAAGTAGATCAAGCACGAGACCTTGCAGAAAAAATTGGTTTTGAAAAATTTTATACAAAAGACAGCAGTAGATTTGCCTTTGAAAAAGAATACATTGTGTTAGATAAAAATGAAAAAACAATTGATCGATTATATCCGCCAGCAATAACAAAAGTTAATTATTTTGATCCAACGGATATTGTAGCAGTTAGCGAAACAATTCAAAACACTGAAATCGTTTGTTATGCTAAACATAAAAAAGAAATTTATATTGATGCTCACAAGCGTATTATGCCTTGTTGTTTTTTAGCAGCCATACCATATGATTATGAGAGAACTACTGATAATTTATTTGCAGCAAAACAACACATAAAAAAACAATACAGTGATTTGATTTATGACTTAGGTAATACCGACGCTAAACAAGGCATTCAAAAAGTAATTGAATCAAACTCGTTTCAAACTGTATGGCAAAAATATTGGAACATTAAAAAATTATGGACCTGTGCTAGAGCATGTGGCAACACATTTAGTAAACCTGTGGATCAAGTTAACAACAAATAGTCCGAATATTCTTTTGCTTTAGGAACACAAACACCACAGCCACAACGCTCGTTTGGGCAAACAATTGGTTGAGGATTTTTTAAATAATTTTTAACCATTGATAATATAGCATCAGTATTATCTAAAGTACCGATAGGTCCTCTTCCTGTAAATTTTGCTTGACAGGTCTGATGATGATACACATTACCAGTATGTTCTTCGATATGAAGGAAGTAATAGTTTACTTTACAAAACCAATCTTTAAAATGATTATCTACTATCGAAACTGATTTCCATGTATCTGTTTTACCTACTAGACATCTGCCTCCACAGCAACCTCTTCCTAAACTAGATCCTGCTAAAACAGCATCGCTGGTTTCTTTGGCAATTCCTTGAGTATTCCAATACCATGCATATTGTTCCGGTGTATATTGGTGCCCAGTTCTGCGTAATACACCTTCGCTATCTTCAAACCAATCGGTACGTTCTTTAACACCGTCACCGAGTGGAGTTGGTACAGCATTTACTCCTGCACTTTTTAAACGATTGTATGCATCTACAGCAATATCCCAGTAGTCTGTGTGCAGCATTACATTGACAGACACCCATAACCCTGCATTGTGTAATGCAATGGCATTTTGTATTGCACGTTCACGTAATTTTTCATCTGCTTCGGTGTGCCAACTTACAGTTACTCCGTTGCAATTTTTTAATATAAAATCTGTATGCTTTGGATGCCATGTTCCGTTTGTAGTAATGCCTACACCGAAGTTACTGTTTGTTTTAATGTAAGAAATCAAGTCCCAGAAACGTGGATTTACTGTAGGTTCTCCTCCAGTAAAATTTATATTAACTTCTTTAAAGTCGTAAACCGAGACATATTCTTTTATAAATTCAAATGTCTTTATAAGTTGATTATAGTCTGTAGGCGGGCTATACGTATTGTGTCTAGTGCTTTCGCAATAACTACAATCAAAATTGCAACGTCTTCCGATATCCCATGTGACTAAAAACGGTTCGGGCTTTGTTAAATTTATAGCGTTTACTTTTTCCATTTTGTAATGTTTATATCTGCGGCGCAAGTACACCATTCTCTAGTACACGTTATTTCTTCTGTTGGAACAGCAAACTCTTGTTTATAAATGTTACCTAAACTTCCACCTACTCTACAAGTTGCACGATGTATTTCGCCGTCCCAGTTAATCATTAAACTTTCTAAACCTGCACGACAAATCCAATCTTTAAACTGATTGTTTTTGTTTACTAACAGATCGTTAACATTGCACTCAATTGTTTTGTCTATTAATGTGTTTGCAGGCGGATTGTGATTTACTGTTTTTAAAAATTCACGTTCATCTAAACTATAACGACCGGTGTCGTCAAACACATCGTGGGTTTCTGTCCAACGTATAGGACGCAGTGCAAATTTTATTTCGTGCTTTGATAGATATTCGATTGCATGTTTTGCTTCGTTGAGTTTTCCCGGAAGCATCATAATATGCACAAGAACTTTGTTTTTATAAAACGGAACAGCAGTGCTTAGTATTGTTCCTAGTACTCTCTCCCAGTTGTATTCAAAGTGTAAACTAAACACAAGATAGTCAATGTATTCACTACATATATCTCTATAAAAATCTACAGTTCGTGTTCCATTTGTTGTAACACTAATCCATTTTACACGTCTTTGTGCATAAGAAAGAATTTTTTTAAATTGTGGATGCACAGTAGGTTCACCGCCTGTAAAACTAATACGTGGATTTTTCAGTTTTGCAATTTCGTCAATTGCACGTTCTAATACACGCAAGTCTGTGTGTGTTGAACTGTTGTCATGTATTTCGCTGGGACAATAACTACAATCGTAGTTGCAACGTTTGCCTAGGTTCCATTCTATTTTAATGCTATCTTTATAATGTGGGTATAGATTTTCTACACTGTGCATTTTATTACCTTATTAAAATCTTTTAATTTGTTAATGTCTATTTTTTCTACAATCTTAGCAACTGGAATCATTCCAAGTGCTGCTTTAGATGGATCAACATTTATATTTTTAGAGTTAGCCCAAATCCAAAATTTGTTCTCTTTATCTATAACAAACTGATCGGGTACATCAATTCCAAACTTTACCATAAAATCAGCACTATATGTACTCTGTGGTCTTATAGCATCTTTGCCAACATTTTCGTCGTTGTCTTTAAAAACATCTAACAACGGTTTTCCTACTTCGCAATAGTTTATATAAACAGTTCCAAATTCCCATTTATGAGTAAAGTACTTATAATGTTCGTTTTTTAAATTATACGTGGGTCTATCTTTGAACGTACATACAATAGTAGGATTTAGATGTGTGCTGTCTTTTTCATTTAAATAATTTTCGTATTCGTGAATTAATACATTTAATTTATCAACACTCTGTTGTACATTAACCGGAGCAGTTGCATACCAATCAGTACCGTAAACAACATGACCTCTAAGATCTTCAAAATGTTTGTGTAAAATATTTAAAAACGTTTGTTGATTATATTTTTCTAGATCGATAATTTTATCATAACTGTTGATTATATCTATGTGATGTTTTAAACTAGATTGATAGTAGTTTTCGTCTTTGTTAGATCCAGGCCATTGTGTAAAGCGATCATTTTCGTATAACAAATATTCTTTTTTTATTTCATTTGCCCATAGTTGTGCTATATCTGTTTCAAATATTTTAAAAAACAAACTTTTTTTACTTTGATCATTTCCTAAAACCAATTCAAACATATGGTGCATATTCTGGAATTACCTTTTCAAATGGTCCTTGATTCCTATTTGAATCTAAACGTCTATTAAAGTCAACAGTTTTTGGCCACAAATGACTTAGGTCTTTGCCTTTTAAGAAATTTATGTTATCGTTGATTTGTTGTTTAGTAATTGAAAGTATAGTAGGATGCATATTCATTATTGGATATGCAGCAATTTCATCTTTTAATATTTCTAATTTATTTATAACAACAGTTTTTAGTTCAACAGGTATGCATTGTGCAGACAACACATTGGGATAATTTACACGATGACTATAAAACACAATACCCATTTCATTTAAAAAATAAGGTATTGCACTGTCTAGTTGCATTACATTGCCTGCCTGAACTGTAAATGCTCCAACAACATACGGAACGTTGGGCATACTTTTAATAATCTTAATATTTTCTTCTACTGTTTTAAAATCGCCGTTGCTTCTGATATAATCATATACATCATGTATACCGTCAATAGAAACGTTTACTTTTACACTTTTAAACCGAGGCCAATAATCGTGAATAGTTCTTCCGCCTTTGATTCCTAGTACAGTACCGTTGGTTGCATATTTTAATTCAATGTTTTCACCATACGGAGCAAGCATATCAAGTATACGATAATGGCTTGGGTCCATTAGTGGTTCGCCACCTGCAAATTCTACTCGTCTAAAATAAGGTAACAGTTTTTCTAAGTTAGCCCAAAAATCTTCACGCTCAACAAACAAATCAATATGCGGACGCTTATCTAATCCTAGTTTAGCAACAGCATCGACTAGGTAGTTGTTTTCTTCTCGATAAAACTCAACGACACTGCTCCAATCCTTCCACTGTGTGCTGTCGAGAGGATTGCACATTCTGCATTTTAAATTACAAAGATTGTTAATTTTAATTTCGATAGTAGGAAGTTCAAAAGGCATTGAATAATCGTCATGCAAACTATCAAGTGCAGTTGGATAAAGATTAACTCTACTGTCTGGAAACGTATTTTTAATGTGTCGCTGTCTTAGACTTTCTACACCCTGATCTTCTAAATCAAAACAAGGTACGCAAACAGTAGGACGTTCATTGTTTAGCACCTGGCGTCTTACTTCTCGCATTTGATCGTTGTTCCATATTTCTTCTAAACTTTCGTTTTGAATCCATCCAACTGGTTGACTGCGACAGCAAACTTTAACAGCACCGTCTTCTCTGGTGGCTAATCCTGTAAACGGATGCATACAAAATGTTTTACTTGAGTGCATGTTTTAATCCCCAGGCTCTTTCTAAACACCAAAAACAATTACCGCAAATAGGAACAGATTGATAGGGTTTATAATTAGTATAATTTAAATCTTCAAACTCGCCTTCGCAACTTCTAGTTATATCAAATAAATCTACTATTCCGTTTTCTGCATATCTTCGAACTATCCAGTCTTTTTGAACATTTATAAATGGATGGTGTACAGGAATACCCATATGTATTAAAACGGGAGGTATGACTGGAATATTTCTCTCTGGAAGAGCACCGTTGAATATTTCGCTAGGATTTAAATTAACACCAGCATACCATGCATCTAGTTTGTATTTGTGTGCTATGTATTCGTTATATGCTCTAAGTATTATTCTGTTACCTGATTTTAATTTTCCATATTCGTCTGGAATTAATGGACTAACAGGTTCTTCTAATTCTGGTGGTACAAAGTTTGTTAAATGTTCAATACGATTGGTATAGCGGCGTTGAAACCAGTGTACTACGTCTCGTGCAATATATTCTTGCCACGGTCTAGTTTTCCACATTCGTATTTGTGTAGTAAAGTAAATATCAGCAGATGTATTTTCCATTATGAAATAAGCAAGTAGTGCGCTATCTGCACCACCGCTTAAACTAATACCAATCCTTTGCCAATCTTTATTTAAAGGTATTTCCACACCATCTACGATCATACTCTATTTAACCTTGCGCTAAAATAGTATACACTAAATATCTTTATGATACAACCAACAAATTTAATTGTAAGACAAGAATTAATAGAAAAGATGGCAAGTTTCGACGGCGATGAAATGAAAGTGGTCATCAATGAGCCAACTGGAGATTTTTTTTACGATCCTTGGCGTATTAAACCTGAATTTATTGGAACACCGTTTGAAGCGGCACTAAACTTGTTACCCGACGACATTGGAGAAGCACGTATTATTACACTTGAAAGTGGACGTTGCTACTTTTCGCATAGTGATATTGATGACAGGTATCATTTAAACTTAACAGGCGATTGTGCAGCATTAATTAACATCGAAACACAACAGTCATATTTTTTAAAACCAGACGGAATTTGGTATGACATGGACGCTGGATCTTTACATTCGGCAGTAAACTTTGGACAACATGATCGTAAGCAGTTGGTTGTAAGAAAGTTATTAACAAAAAATAAATTAAAAATACCTATAAATGTTTTTATTAGAGCAACAGGAAAAAATGCAAGATTTGTTTTTGACAATACAATTAGTCCTTGGCTTAACCGTGCAAATAAAAGAGGTATTATAACCGACTTTGAACATAGTCTATCAAAAGTCTATTTAAAAGTCGAAGAAGAATTTAGCAGCGAGTTAGAAAAAATAATTCCTGAAGAGTTTGAATATGACTTCGATTATTAATTGGAGACCGTTTTTAAAATATCACGACGGACAACTAGGAATGGCTCAACAAACATACGAACCATTAATAAGTCCAGACGGTAAAACATTTTGTGCAAACTACGATTGGCGTAATCGATATCAACGTATGAATTCAGAAAGACCATTATATACAAAAGAAGTGTGTGATTATTTTTTTGAACAAGAAGTAAAATATATAAATCTTTTTAGCAGTAAACCATACGCACCAGAGGTTGTAGACATTGATGAAAAACATAAACGCATTTTTATAAAATGGTATAATAATAATTGTAATCATTCTATATACGGTGATATGCGTTTAGATTTACAATGGTATGATATGATAAAAGATATTGTTACGGATCAATACAACACAGGTTATTATAAATTAACAATGTACCCTCACTGTCACTATATTGACAATCACGATAATATGAGAGCAATAGACTGGTATGGAGTTGTTCCGATTGATCGTCCATACATAGAAGAACGATACATGCAAGCAATTATTCATGACTCTGCACGTTTTAGACTAGAGGAAACCGGGGAAACAAAAGATAATCTTATAGATTTATCTATAATGTTTAAACGCAGTTTAGAAACTCATGTACTTTGGGGTAAAAGCAACATGAGTTACATATACAAGGAAATTTTTAATGGCTAGTTATTTTGGAACAACAGAAGGCATTATCGATTGGGACAGTGTTGTTGAACTTTGTATAAACAGCAACGACGGTGACAGAAATACACCAAGTGCTGTTATTGCTAGAAGCGAGTCCGAAGCAGAAGGATTTTTACTAGACAACTATCACGAAGTATTAGGGGTGTGGATTAACGCTGGATACAATTTAGATGAAATTGTTTGGAGTGATTATTATCCAGGACATCATTTTGATATCAGCGTTCAAGATAACTTTGCTGATTTAGTAAATGCAGATCCGCTTCGTGTTTTTGTAAGTGAGGTACTGCCAGGTCGCAATGTTCCGTATCATTGGGATGTAGAAGATCACGAGCAAGAATGGCTAGAGCAAGGTGCTATTGAACGTTGGGTCTGTTTTATAGACAAACCACGTTGGGGAAGTGTTCTAATTTTGGAAGATACTGCGTTTCACGATATTCCGCAACATAAAATTTATAAATGGGACCATTATAGAAGTTGGCATGCCGGAACTAACTGCGGAATACATCCACAATATCTATTTCATTTTGTAGGAAGACCGAGATGACTGTAAATTACATAGGAAATTGTAAACATATCAATTGGGATGTGGTGATTGAAGATTGTGCAAATACAACTCCTGCATACGTAGGACCTAGCCATAAACGTGGTGACAATCTGCCTGACCTTGATGTAATATTAGATATGTGGGATGCAGCAGAGTATAAAACTGTAGCAGAAGGTGGTACTGTTGGGTGGGATATGTTTTTACCTGGGCAGCAATTTGATCAAAGTGTAATTGATAAGTTTGTTGAATTTTTTGAAATTCCAAATTACAAAACTGCGTGGATTAGCAGAATTAACATTGGAAGGTTTGCTCCGATACACTGGGATGTACATGACGACGAAGCAACATTAGGCGATACCTGTAGATATCACTGTCATATTGGTAAGCCGGAGTGGGGGCATGTGTTTATCGCCGACAAAAAGTGTTTTTATAATGAAGAACAAGGATCAACCTATCGTTGGGATAGCAGGAGATATTGGCATGCCGGAACCAACTGCGGAATAACTCCTAAGTATCTTTTAAATTTGTGGTGAACCGATGGAAACAGGTGTAATTAAATGGTATAACGATGCAAAGCGTTATGGGTTTATTGTAGCAGACAATGACAACGCTTTAGTTATTGTTGAACAAGATAGCATACAGCACGAACCGCAGGTGTTATTTGAAATGCAAACTGTTGAGTTCAATAGAGAGCAAGACGCCGAGTATGGTGCAATTGCTAAAGATGTTAAAGTTATTGGAAAAACAGACAGAAACCCAAAAGAGTTCCTTGAAGATTTAGGTACCGATGTAAATGTAGTAACATATCTTGATATTCCTAGTATTGTGGTTTTTGAAAATGCGTTGCCAGTTGAAATTTGCAATGCGATTATTGCAAAACATGAACGAGATAAAATGAATCCAAACAGTGGAGCAGAATCACGTCGTGAAAGTTTTGCACAAGTAACTGAATTAGTTGAGCAACGTGGAATTAGTTTAGGCATGGATCCTCGACATTATGATATAGTTGCAAGTACAATTGTAAAATATGCTGAAATACCTTTTAGCCATATTGAAGCCTGTGATATTTACAATTATGAAACTGGACAGTTTTTGGATCTTCATCACGATTATCCGTATGATCCAAGACAGATTAATTATTACAAGCACGGCGGCGATAGAGTAGGATCCGGAGTATTTTATCTCAACGATAACTTTGTTGGCGGAGAAACAAACTTTCCTAAATTGGGTGTATCGGTAACACCAAAAGCAGGCTCGTTCTTATATTTTAAACAGTGTTACGATGAAGAAACCAATTGGAGCACAATACACGAAAGTAAAATTATCACAGAAGGAACAAAGTGGGTGTCGGCATGTTTCTTTTCTGATCAGCCTAGAGTAGGTTATAATTCTCGTACGGAGTTAGAAAAATGAGCGAACCGGTTATTACAGACGAGTTTTATTTAAAAAAGTTCATGCAGTTACAACAAGCAAATGTGGTGCTGTGGAGAAAATTACACAATATTAAAGAAAATGAAGATCTCAGAGCAACTATTGAAACTTATTTAGGCGACGACTTTTTTAATAACTTAGATGACTTAGTAGGATGACAGTACACGTTGTAGGACATAGTCGAGGCTTAGGTGAATACCTCTATCGTGCATTTACAACAGATATGCACGATGTTAGAGGTTATAGTAGATCCAATGGTTATGATTTAGAAAAAGATATTGCTAAGATTTGTTTTCAAGTAGAAGTCGATGATATTGTTATCTTAAATGCATATGCAAACGGAACACAAATTGACTATTTAAAATCGTTAGAAAATTCTCATGCAAACATTGTAGTTATGGGCAGTATTGCATCTATATACCCCGACCCAGACGATTTAGTTTATAGTCAGCACAAAAACACATTAGAATTGTATTTTAATAAGATTTCTGCAGAACCTAAACACCCTATGCTATATCTAAGACTCACAGGTACATCCTACAATGATTACAAACTTGTTTACGATAGTATAAAGATTTGGTTAGCAAATCCTAGAATTACCACAATAGGTTACAGTGCATTATGAAAGTAGCAATTACTGGACACACCGCAGGCATTGGAAAAGAATTATACAATTATTTTAGTAGAAAAAATGCCGAAGTAATTGGCATGAGTCGCAGCAACGGCTACGACTTAGAAACGTCGGTTGACAGCATAATTGAAAACGCAAAAGACTGTGATATTTTCATTAACAATGCATATAGAGACGGGAAACAATTAGAACTGCTAAACGGCTTGTACAAGCATGTTCATAGAATAGTTGTTTGCGGATCTGTAAGTAGATTCTATCCTGAACTTATTTTAACAGATTATGTACATGACAAGCAAGCATTAGCAGAGCGTTGCAAGATGTTAAGTTTAGCACCAGACGGAGTTGCTAATATTTTACATCTTGATTTAAGTTTTGTTGAATCAACAAATGTTAATCTAAACGATCCGTTAACTTTTACAAGCGACAACTTTATTAAGTATACGGAAATAGTTTCTGCCGTTGATTTTTGGTTGCATAATCCTAAAATTAGACAGATGGAATTTGTTTGGAAATTAACGCCATTTGTTTATGACCAATTAAAACGAGCAAATCCAGATCATACAGAACTTGACAAACTTTATAGAGAAGTTTTAGATCTATAGTCGTCTAGTGCTGTTCTTGCTTCGGGCCACCAATGTTCGTCCATCTGACGATAAAATTCATCAACATTCATACGCCAAAAACTTTGAATAGCACCTCTGTATTCTAAGTCAACGGGTTCTTCTAATACGCCCGCTTTTTTAAGCCCTG